GCGGCATCGCGCTCGGCTCGCATCTCCACACAGGCCGTGACCTCCCGATCCGCCATCCGTCGCCACTGGTCCACTTGCACCATCAGCGCATCCCGCTCCTGCTCGGCCTGCTCTGCACGGGCCTGCCAATGCAGGATGGCGGCATGGTCACGTGTTAGGTCTGCGTCATGCGCCTGCTGCTGCGCCCGCACCGTCTCGCACAGGGCGAGGACCGACTCCAATTGCTCCTCGTCGACGTCGCCCGGAGCGTGGGTAGCTAGAATCCCACGCGCCCACTTCTCCAGCGCGGTGAGGTCAGGAGTGGGCGGGGTCATGACTGCACCTCGTCATCGTCTGGCAGGATGCCCTGCACCATGCGGTCGTGCGCCCGCTCCTGCCGCCGCAGGAACATGTCCGCAATTTCCTCGGCGTAGTAGCCCTCACGCTCATAGTCGCGCACGTCGTCGCGTTCAACGTAGTCAGGATTGCCACCACTACGCCACACCTCATAGACCACATCGCCGTATGTGTCGCCCATCTACTCCCCCTCCCCCCTGCCCACGCCCAACGCGGCCTGTAGCTCCGCACGGAGGGTGGTGATGGTGACCTCTCTAGCGGCGATGACATCGAGGTAGCCCCCTTCTCCCACGATGCGCTGATCAAGCGTGAGCCGTGCTTTCCACTTGGCATCGCACGCCTGTAGCTCCGCACGGGCCTTGGTAAGAGCAGCGGTGAGCGCATCAAACTGGTGCTGAAGATGTTCAACAGTGGCGCACACATCGTCGAGGGTTAGTGGCTTCGTATGCGTGATACTTCCAACGCGGCGAAGCAACGTTTGCCGGGCCATCTCTCGCTCTTCGATCTCCTCACGGGCCTGTGTTAATTCTGCTTTGAACTCTTTCCACTTCCGTTCGTTTTCGTAGCTCATGGTCACTCCTCCAAGTGCTCAATAGCTTGCCCCTCCGGAACCGTGCGCCAGTCCGGCCACTTCCGTTGTTCGTTCTTCTCCAGCTTCAAGCGGAATGCCTCTGCCACCATCCACGGAGGAAACCCCGCGCGCCAAGCCCCGTCGAACGCGAGCAGCGCCACGTCGATCCATTCTTGCAGATCCGTGGGCTCTTGCTCGATTTCCAACAGCTCCTTGCGGATGTGATCGATGATGCCGTTGTTGCGATCCGACGGGCCAAACGTCTTGATCGAAAACTCTCGCTGCCGTTTCAGGTGTGCGACGAGATCGTACGTCGGCGGATCACTCGTCAACCACGCCTTCGAGAACGCTTCCCACTCGGCTTCGGCCCGCAGCACTTCGTCCGGCGTGCGTTCAAGCAGGCGCACCAGCATTGTTTCGCTGTGATGAAACTCAGTGCATTCAACCCATCGCCAGCGCAAATACTCGCTGCGCGTGAGTGACTTGAGGCTCCGAACCGAGTCGTTGCTGCCTTTTGGAATCATTGTGGTCTCCTAAAACGGTGCATCCTCAAGCGGCGGCCCAGGCTGCGCGGCCACTTCCTTCTCGTAGTTGATCTCGTCGCCAAGGCTCACGTAACCCGTCTGCACCTTGTTATCCGTGCCACGGATGTTCGTCCGTCGGAACCGGAGCCGCTGCATGATCGCGCCAATGCGCCGGGCTCCCATCAGGTCGCGTCGGTCAATGGCAATTCCAAGAGCCTCCCACAACGCTTGCGCGGTCACCTGCTTGCGCCCCGTCGAAGCGGGCTGGAGGTCTTCGATGTAACGACGGATGTCATCTTCCCACGCGTCCACTTCACGCCGTCGTTCCTGAATCTCACCCGCCTCAGCCCACAATTCTTCTTCCAGCCGAATCGAGTCGCCGCGTGATTCGTAGAAGCAGGCTTCGGCCCACAGTTGATCGCGATCCCGGATGATCCCTTCCACATCGAACCGTCCGACCCTCACGGGCCAGAACCGCCGGTTGCCGGTGCTATCGGCGAGATACTCGCCTGAGTTCGTCGTACCTACAACGATGAACTGCCGCCAGCGCTCCACCGGCGTGCGTGCGTAAGCCAAACGGGCCGGGCCATCCTTTTGGCGCGAGAGCATCGCTTTGAGGTGGTCGCGGTCTGCTTTGCGGCTTCCGGACATATCAGATGCTTCGATGAGCATCTTGCCAAGCGTGCGTTCGATGATTTGCTTGGCATCGACGTTCAACGGCAGATCGTCCGAGAAGTACTCCTCGCTTGGGCAAATGGCCCTGAGCGCTGACGACTTACTAAAGCCCTGCTCAGACTCAAGGATAATCATCTCGTCGTACTTAGATCCCGGCACCCGCACGCGTCGGACCATTGCGGTGAACATGATCTTCGAGATACGTTCCAGATACGTCGGGCCATCACGACTATCACTACCCTCGTCGATGGCGCCACCGTAATTCCGCAGCCAGTAGGGTAAGCGCACGACACCATCCCACTTGAGGGAATCGAAATAGATCCGCAAGGGATGGAACGCGTTCGTGTAGGTGATATCGTAGATGACGCGTTCGAAGAACTGGTAGGTAGGTCGGAAGCGGAACTCGCGGTCGATCTTCAGCCAGAGCGACGTGATCAACTGGTCGCCTAAGAGCACCGGCGGTTTGTTCTCATGGTTGACCAGCATGCGCTCGGCGAACTGATCGAAGCTGAACTTGTAAGCCATCCGCGCGCAGGCTCGCGCGATGTTCTCTTGGGAGTCCTTGATAATCACGCCTTGCCGGTCGCGCACGAAGTCGTGGTGCTCCGCGTTCTGCTTGAACGTCGGGGAGTCGCCTTGATCCCACACCCGACGAAGGTACGCGTCGAGTTCGTCTTTGGGTATCGGCGGCTTGCACTGGTCCTCGTTGAGCTTGTGGCATCCGACGAGCGCGACTTCCTTCGAGACGCCGCGCGCCTTTTGGGAGCGGAGGAACTTGTAGATGATCTCGTGCCGGTCACCGGACTTGATCGTAGGTGGAACTTGGAAGCCCTCCGTCGCTGATCCGCTCGTGCGTTCGGCTGGAAGGATGGCCTCGAACTCCGCGATCTCGTATCGGGGCGCTACGTCGTCGATCATCAAACGGACAGGCCTGGGCTCCGGGTATTGCTTTTTGAAGTTGATCCCGGATGGCAATCGCAACACGCGCGCTGGCTCTGAGACCGATTCATCGACCACGTCGGCGACGGCGGAAGCCAACCGTCGAAGCAGGCTCTTGGCCTGCGACATGCCGTCGCCTGTCAAACGGATCGGATGCTTGAGGAGCCAGTACGGGTGAAAGCCCCCTCCGCTATCGACCATCATGGATGGCTTCAACGGGAAGGACGCGAGCCGCCGAAGGGACTCTTCGCGGCCGAGATGCTTGTCATCGACGTCTACGAAGAGCGCCGTCAGCAGATGGCAATGGGCTGCGTCACCCTTGCCGTCCTTGAGCGAGGCTTCGGATCGAAGAGCGACCCCGTAGAACGCACCGATCTTGATCTTGATCGTGTCCTTGATGAACTGCTCGACGCGCGCCTGTTCGTATTGCCCTTCGATGACCGCGATGAACGCTCTGAGCTTATTGGCCTGCGGATGATCAAACGTCCGAAGTTCGAGTACGCCTTGCTGCCCGGCGTAGAGTTCAGAAAGAAAACGATGCAGTTCGTTCATTAGGACCGCCATGCGCTAGTAGCCATCATCAACTCGTGCCTCATGACGGTATTCTCGATGCGCGTTTTTGATAAGCGGAACGAGATGCCGGTAGTGTTCGGTGGCGTGCTTAATGAAAAGACTGAGTTTTCGTTGCTTGCGAGGGAAGAACGAGTCGGATCTCGCGATTAGCGCGAGACGCCCTACGTCGTCTCGTCGATGGCTTTGGCTGATAAGCCAATCGTAAAACGGAGGACCGTCTTGAGGTGTGCCGAGGTGCTCGATGATAAATTGCTTGAGCCTTCCCTCAACGCGAAACCACTCTCCGCGTATCCGATACTCGGCGAAGAGCGTATGCATTTCGCGTTCGCGATCACCTTCAAGGATGAAGAGCGTGCGAAGCTCTGTGGGTGAGCTTGTTTGGAGGTTGTTGATGCGGCTGACGGGATCGCGACTTTTTCCGATCTTGACGTAGACCGGCTTATGATGAACGCTTTCCCTTGTGATGAAGTACGTATGCCACACCGGGCTTGTACCTTTCGTGCTCAAGGCTCCGTTAAGTCGGAATTGCAACGGAATAATCCGTACCTTGCGTCCAGCCGGAGGCTAGGGCGAGCGGGACGCTAGCACGGGCCGGGCTTGGCCGTCAACAAGCAAATAATGGCCGGAAAATGCCCTATTTCTTTCCGCTTGACATCTTTTTAGGGAGGGCGCAGGATGACCCTCGACCCGCCGGGAGGGGCGGCCCCTGATGACCCTGAACCAGCACCAAGCGCTCGAACGGATCCGGAAGGCTGCGATAGCGCGCGTCAACTATAACTTCCCGGCGACCATCGTCGGGCGCAAGATCGAGATCAAGCGCGAGGACGTCGTCGGCTGCAACGGACGCATCTGGTTCTCGGTGTCGGCTGGCTTCGTCGGTGACGTTGCTGGCGACGGGCACCTGATGGATCAGCGGATCTATGGAGCCTTCCTCGTCGGCGCGCGGGGCAGCATCAAGGCCTGCCTGCCGGGCGACACGGGGCGGAAGACTGACGCGATCAAGCGACCGCTGGTCTACGGGTTCCGCACGCTGCGCGGCAACAATCTCAAACAGGCCTGAAGGAATCATGCTAATCTGCTCTTGGCCGTTGGAGGCGGCCCATCGATGTCAACCGGTAGCCTGATCAACAACCTTCTCGGAGGCCCGACCACCATCAAGCCCGAGGTCGGCATGGGCGCAACGATCCTGATGTGGACAGACCGGCATGCGGCCACGATCACGGCCGTCAGCAAGTCTGGCAAGACCATCAAGGTCCGGCAGGATCTGGCCAAGCGGATCGATAAGAACGGCATGAGCGAGATGCAGACCTACGAGTACTCGCCGAACCCGCTGCAGCCCGAGATCACCTTCCGGCTTACCAAGAAGGGCTGGCGCAGCAACGGCACGAGCCTCGCCATCGGACGGCGGGCCGAGTACATCGACTTCAGCTTCTGAGGAGGAGCGCATGCAGCAGACCATCAGGTTCTACGCGGACGCAAACGCACCGGTCAACGTGGCGGTGTTCGACGGGAAGGGCGACGAGGTCATGGTCAGCCAACTGATCGGCTCCGTCGAGATGACGGTCAACGAGCGTCAGATCCAGATCGTCGGGCGGCCTTCGGGCAGCGGCAGCGTGCGCGTCCGTCGCTGGAAGGTTCACCAGATCTCGGACCTGATCGTCGCCGAGGACAGCGTCTCGATCCACGCGATGCCGAACGAGACCATCGAGGGGTTCGGCGTATGACCATCATCTCCTCGAAGGCGGGCCTCGACGAACACATCGAGGTCGCGATTCGGCAAGCAAACGCTACCAACACCCCGTACGAGGTGTGGGAGCACGTCGGGCTCTACGGACATCGCGGCCGTCACGACATTCAGGCGCGTCACGAGTTTCGAGTGCTCCCATCCTCCGCTACCACCTCAGACCTTCCCGACGACTGGGCACTCGTCGCCATCGTCTCACCCAAGGAGGCTATGTGAACGCAGCTACCGACACGAAGCGCTGGACCGACACCGAATGCCGTGCGCTTCTCGCCGAAGCCGATCAGGCCGGATGGGCGGCCGGGCAGGCCGCGCAGCCGATCCCGATGCAGATCTTCGATCCCCGCACCGGTCACGCCTACGAGCCGGTCACGGATGGTGTGTGCGGGTTCGCGTCGATCATCATTCGCGGCGTCGGCCCGCTGGCCAACTACGCGAAGCGCACGGGGCAGTGGACGAAGGGTTATCGCAAGGGACTCACGCGATACGTGCATGAGTTCAACCAGAGCCTGACGCGGAAGGAAGCCTTCGCGCACGCGTACGTCAAAGTGCTGCGAGCTGCTGGCTTCGACGCGCACATCGACTCGCGCCTGGACTAGCGACTATGCGCTACAAGATCATCGTTCATTACCACGACGGCTGGATCGAAGAGATTCCGTGCGATCAATCATCGACCACGTTGCATCAGGCCTTTCTTGATGGCGTGGCGCACGTGGCGAAGCGCGTTGCCAACGTGAAGGTCTGGTCAATCAAACCTATGAAGGAGAACCATGCTGATACCGGCAATCAATGAAGCCAGCGTTCGAGCTGTGCTTCGGTGGCTCGATGCGTGTCCGGCTTCGGAGTTGTTTGATACCGTGCGAGAACTGTGCATGGACTGGATTGCCCGAAGTCAGGATCCTACCGTGCGGGATCTGCGAGCGGCGAAGGATGAACTCCTCTATCTGCGTGAGTTCATGAAGGACCGCAATGCAGACATCAGTCGTCTCCATGATCAGCTCGCCTATCAGCGCAACTTGGGTTTCTACCTAACCTGCGCACTCGTCGGACTGGCCTTGGCCTTGGGGATGGCCATGATGCTACTGAAGAAGGGCAATCTGCTATGAAAGTCATCAAGCGTAGAACCGCGTTGCTCGCCGTGCTCGTCGGCGGCGTTGGTACCATCGTCAAGGCGCAGCAGGAACGAGTGCAGCAACTCCAGTGGTTTTCCTCGTCCGACGAGACTGTTACGGTGGCGGAGATGCAGGAAGCGTACCGCAACTGGATCATCGTCTGCCCGAAGAAGCTCACCATCGAAGATCCGGACACCGGCACCAGCGTCGTCCTCACCGTCGCTGAGATCATGGCCGCACTGCGTGGAGAATGACAATGAGCCAGCCGCCTCTTGAACTTCGTGAGTTCTCAAACGGGTTCGAATGGGTCACTTCGACGGCCGCCGTGCAGGGTGATGCCGCTTCGGAGCGCGAGCGCCTCGCCATCACCAAGTTGTACGATCTGAAGTATCAAGTCGAGATCCGAGATACGCAGATCAAGAGGCTGAGGGAATCGAACAAGACGCTGACGATTCTCATTCTCGTCCTTCTCAGCCTCACCATCGGGCTCGTCATCGCTCTCGCGATCTTCAGGTAAGGGAGTCCGTATCATGAGCCGTTTAGACCTCGATATCGATGCCATTGAGAAGTGGGTCAACGACATTCTTGCGCGACTTGCTACCCTTGCCGTCTTTGGAAAAGTTAACGAGGAAGACGCTCAACGTCTTCGTAGCATCGCCGCGCTTTGCCGATCCGTTAAGCACGCAAACGGCGGCCCGATAATCCACACCAACGATACGATCACCGTCGTCGAACCGTGGGACTTGGAGCAGGTGGCCACTCGGCATGGTTGGGATCGCGGCAAGCAGACGGCTGTGCAGTTTCTCGATGAAAAGATTCGTCAGCTACAGCAAGATCATGGACTGCGGCAGATTCAGGTGCAGGCGGTCCAGAAGCATCGAGATCAGCTAGAGCAGCAAATCACATCGCTTCGTCAGCTACTCGGTACGCTCGATCTGTTTCCCGACCAGCGTACGATGGTTGATCGAATTCTTTCGAGCAAACCGGAGGTGTGAGATGCTGCTAGCTCTCGTTACCGAAGCTGATCTTCCCGTGCAGGGATCCGCAAAAGGAACCGTATGTCCATGACGTCTGGTCGCGTGCGTAGCCTGTTGTCCGACATGATCAATCGGCGACCTTCCACGCGTGAGCAACTTGAAGAGCTATACGGCAAGGTTTGGACCGATGCCGAAATGCGGGATCAGTTCCGTACGATCCTTTCCAACGATCCCCTGATCGTCCCCCGTCGTCGAAGCGACGGGCGATTCTGCTCGATGATGATTCAGCGAGATCCGCTCTTCTACTTCTCGCCCCGGTACTTCGACGTTCCCGATCTGCCCGATAGCGAACTGCGCGTGGCCGTCGAACTCGCCGTGCTGCAGGACTGCGTCGAAGGCACCTGCGATTGCGTCACCGTCGATGAGCACCGCGCGCATCTGGAGAAAGCCAAGGTGTGGGGCATCGCGAAGGGAGGCTTGATCCGATGAACTTCCATGAGCGACGGCGTGATCTGGAGTTCGCTCAACAGCAGCACGAGTTCTGCAACCTGCTTGCGAACGCGATCATCGAGGGCAACCTCCATCCGGATCACGCAGGCCGTTGCGCGAGGCTGCTGGCGTCGATCAAACGCGGCAACAGCAAAGCCACGCCCGTCGTCATCCAGAAGATGCTGCGCTCGCTGCCCTTGCGCTGTCATTGCGGAGCACGGGCCGTCTACCGAGTCAAGATGACCGGGTTCTGCTCCAAACACCGTGGTCTGGCCGTAGCTCAAAACAAGCAGTTTTACAAGTTGCAAGAGCAGCGCTCTGCAGGGATCGACGCCGAGCGCGATCTGGTCGAGCGGTTTTTGCGGGAAAGAGACCATCAGCGCAAGCTGCATCGGTCACAGGTCGTTCTTCGGGGCTAATGTGGCCAGAAAACGCGAAAAACAGCTGTGGCTTCCAAACGCCAGCGATGGTACGATGCGCTTGGAGGTTACGACATGAGACACGCCGACGGGATGCTGAAGGCCGGGCAGACGGTGCGCTACGCGCAGGAACTCTGGACGGTAGACTACGTGAATGCCTGCCGCGCCTTCATCGTCCCGCTAAAGAAGCGCAAGGTGGTCATCGAAGACCGCGAGTTCGAAGGCACCGGTCGGGGAGTCAGCATCGCGCCCAACGCCATCGTCCCGATCATCACGAACGTCGAGCAGGCGCGCACCGAGCTGGAGCTGGAGCAGGCACGACGCGAGGCGGCGCTCCTCGAAAGCCAGATCAAGGAGTTGAACACGATGACGCCGCGCGAACGGGACGCGATGGCCAAGAGCCTGAACGTGGTGGTCGAGATCCCGAAGCCGAACGCGAAGCCGGTCAAGCACTGCCTGCCGAAGGTGCGCGGGGGCGGCTGGAAGCTGGTGCCGGGACCGAAGATCACCTTCCGGCAGGGGAGCCTCGCCGACATCGTGATGGGGTTCATCACGGCGAACCCCGGTCGGACCACCAAGGAGATCGTCGCCGAGGTGAAGGCGGAAGGCGCGGTCGCGGCCTGCGTCAGCCGGTTCTTCCAAGCCGGGTACATCGAAAGGATCTGACCGATGCTCAACCGACTCCTCCGCGTCACCGGGTACTCCGCACTCGCACGCTACCGCGCCACGCTCCTGCGCGATGGTAATCCCATCGGGTTCATCCCGCGCATGGTCGGCTCGCCGTATAGCAGCGGGCCGTCGCACTGCGTATTCCTCGACCCGAAGCGCGGCCGGGTCATCATCGTCGAAACCGCTCACCGCCGCTACGACATCTACGGCGGCATCGAGCAGGTCTTCGATACGGACGACGCTGCCACAGCAGCCTACATGGAGACCCGGAATGCCTAGCTTCAAGCTTGTCTGCCAGTGTGGAGCGGTCATGGCCCCTCTTCCCGACGATCACCTGCAGATAAGGTGCCCGAACTGCTACGTCACCGTCCAGATCGTTCCCGACGAGCCAATGGTGCGCCCCGACGAGCCCCGTCGTTACATCCCGGATCGTCGGATCACCGATGCGCGCGAGCGCTTCGCTGCGGCGGCGCTAACAGGCCTGCTAAACCACGGCTGCGCGATCAACGAAGTCTTGGCGCGCACGGCATGGAAGGCCGCTGACATGATGCTTGCGGAGGAACAGTGACCGAAGCGCGGGAACTCGCACTCGAGATTGCCATCATGAACTTGATGGTGCGGCACGGGCTGCACGACTGGACCTTCGAGTGGGACAACGCGCACGTCCGTTTCGGCTGCTGCTTCTATGGTTCGCAACGCATTACCATCAGCAAGCCCATCGCGTCCGTCAATTCGGACGAAGCGGTGATGCGAACGACCCTGCACGAAATCGCGCATGCCCTTGCCGGACGCATGCACCACCATGACCACGTCTGGAAGGAAATCTGCATCCGGATTGGTGGCGACGGTAAGCGCTGCTACGACAGCCAGAGCGTGACAACGCCGCCGCGTCGGTGGATCGGTCGGTGCCCTACCTGCTACCGTACCTGGACTCGCCATCGACGGCCGCAGCGCCGTTTCCATTTCTGCATCGCGTGCAACCCGACTCCGCTGCACCGCACCACCAAGCAACGTTCCATTCAATGGAGTGAAGGACAATGAAAAAGACCGCACCGAAAGCGTTCATGACCGCCACCGAGGCGGCCAATCTGATCGGCGTGTCCAACAGCAGCGTGAACCGGATGTGCAACGATCAGCTGATCCCCACGCACCGCGAGAACGGCCGTCGCTATCATCAGATCGCCGTCGCCGACGTGCAGAAGTTGAAAGTCGACATGCAAGCCACCGGTGCGCGAACCGAACGTCACCAGATCGAACTGGTGATGAAGCAGCGCAAGATGGAACGCGAGCGCATGCTGCATCCCGAAACGGCACCGGCTACGACCGGGGCCGGTCAGTTGCCGACGCAGGTTGGCGGGTTGATCGATTCGACGTCGAACACCGAGGAGCGCGTGCTGCGGGCTCTCGAAGACATGGCCGCGAGCCTGCGGCAGTTGGTGCTGATCACGCAGCGGGTGTGGGAGCCCACGCACATCGAGATGATCCCATCGAAGGCGGCGTTCTAATGCCCGCCGCCACCTTGAATTTCCTGCGTGACATCCCGAAGCTACGAGCCGCCGATGGCGTGCGCCGCGCTTCGATGCTCTTCAAGTGGAAGACCACGCTGACGAACGAGAATCTCGGCTGGATCGTTTACGAGAGCGAAGATACCTTCACGCCGGTGCATCGCGTCTTGGGCGATCCGGAGTACGGCCCGGTCGTGTTGATCGGCGCGCTGATCTACGAGGTGGACGTCGAGAAGACGGACTTCTACCCGACGGAGACAGCTGCGCGTGCTGCCTATTGGAAGGCCAAGGAGAAGAAATGAGGATCCGTCGCTACCTCAAGACCATCTGGTGGGCCGTGATCGGCGTTCGGCTCCGTCGTGAGGAGCACGTGATGTTGGTGCTCGAAGAAGCCGCCACTCAAATGGTGCAGGAGGAGCGCGCGTGGAAGGAGCAGGCAGCTGCGCGCATTGCATCCTTGGAAAGTACTTCTTCGATCTCGCATCTGCTGCTCTGGTCGGCGGCCGTCGATCAACCGAACGGTATGCTCGATGTGTCAAAGGCGGTCATGCAGTCGTTTAATAACGCGTGCGCCCTCTCGATCAACGAGACGACCACGCACGTTCGCATCAAGGCCCGACGAGGCCATTGAGGAGGATCGGTGGAGCGCTTTGTCATTAGCGATACGCACTTTGGACACAAGAAGATTCTCGAGTTCCGGAACGGTGACGGACAAATCATCCGTCCGTTCTTTAGCCTTGAGCAGATGCACGAAGCGCTGATCGAGCGCTGGAACGCCGTCGTGAGACCCGGCGACAAGGTCTATCATCTCGGCGACGTGGCGATCAACAAGAAGGCCTTGCTGCTGCTGGATCGCTGCAACGGCCGAAAGCATCTGATCAAGGGCAACCACGATATCTATCCGCTCAAGGAGTACCTGAAGTACTTCTACAACGTCTCATCCTGCCGTCGCTTCCCCGAGGGGATCTTGACGCACGTGCCGATCCATCCCGATTCGCTTCGGCGGTTCGGTATCAACGTGCATGGGCATCTGCACGATCAGATCATTCATGATCCGCGCTACGTCAACGTTTCCGTCGAGAAGACCGGCTACGCACCGCTGCCCCTCGACGAAGCGTTCCGGAGGGGCTTCCGCCTCTAAGTGTCATGTCCTGACGCGACGAGCGTCCTTCTGGTAGGAGGGACGAGATGAAGCACGCAGGGTGTGGGGGCGAGTTGGCGAAAACGTACGGCCGGGGAAACTACCGCTGCAAGGCTTGCCGGGAGAAGGTCGCCATCGGCAACAGCGAGACGACATCCATCCAGCTTGAACGACGGTTCAGTCTGTGGGCGCAGCGGGAGCAGCGCCGGAAGGATCTCGCGGCGAAGGATGCCTGCCCGAGCTGCGGCCGGGTGTACGGATGCAATTGCCATCCGCTGGAATGGGAGGATTGGGCCGATCACTGGCCGATTTCCGAGCATGTCTTGCCGCCCGACGTCAAGTAAAAGATCTCTTGCCCGATGGCGCAGGAAGAGCGATGATGGTCGCGGAGGCAACGAATGGCGACCCTGACCCACGCGGACTACGAAGCAGCCAAGGCCGACGTCACTGCGGTGCTCGCAGACGCGCTCGCGCTCTGCAAGGCGCGGAACACCGACGCCACGGAATGGAACCTGATCACGGCGCGGGCGCACCGCGCGAAGGCCGCGATGCTGCCCTTCGCGAGCCGGGGCTACGCGGACGCCGAAGGGATCTGGCGCGCGGTGGACGGCGACATCCACGCCTACCGGCAGGGCGCGGCTTCGCCACGGAGGCGGAAGTGAACGAACGCACGCCGAGCGCCGACGAGTGGGCTGCGGCCGAGGGTACGGCCAAGGCCAAGAAGACCTACGCGAGCCACGTCTGCCCCTTCTGCGGACGTACCATCCGCGAAGGCGCGTGGGGCGGCCGGTCGAGCAACTTCGACAAGCATCTGGCGGCGCACGCCGCCAAGGAGTCCAAATGACCACGTGCGAGCGCTGCGGCAAGCCGATCCCGAACCAGGAAGATGAAGTCCAAACGCGGAAGTGGCACGGCCGGGAGTACGAGGACGTCGTCATCTGCCGGGCCTGCGAGGACGAGACCTACGCGGACGCGAAGCGCACCGCGTTCGACGAGGAGTACGAGCGCGAGCGTAGCCGGGGATGGGCCGACTGACAAAAAGCTCGACTCCCATCCTGCTTTCCGGCATCATGTCTTCGGAGGTTACGCGTCGATGAACTGGAGCCCACAACAGACCGCGATTTTCGACTGGTTCGAGCACCCCGATCCCGCGCGCCCGAACTTGGTGGTGCGCGCCCGCGCAGGCACCGGCAAGACGACGACGATCCTCGAAGCGGTGAAAAAAGCACCCGAACCGAAGATCCTGATCTGCGCCTTCAGCAAGACCATCCAGACCGAGCTTCAGGCCCGCATCGGCCCGGCCGCCAACATCACCGCGCGCACGCTGCACTCGGTGGGCCTCGCCTGCATCGGCCGGTTCCGGGAACGGATCAAGGTGGACTATAGCAACGCCCGCGCTGACGCCATCGCCGAGCGCGTCTGCCGCCCGCAGCCGATCCCGCATGGCAAGACCTACAACTCGCTGACGCACGACGAGCAGATGGACGTCACCGCCGCGCCCGACGCGATCACCCGGTTGGTCTCGAAGCTGCACACGAAGGGTCGCCTGATGGCACCGCACGCGCGGGAGATCGGCGAGCTGACCGACATCGCCATCGCCTTCGAGTGCGAACCGGACGAGACATGGGCCGACATCGGGTTCGACGCCCGCTACGTCGAACGCAAGGCGCTCGCCGCGATGGAACTCGCCTCGCAGGTGGTTGCGGGCGACACCATCGACGGCAGCGACATGATCTTCCTGCCGGTGCGGAACCGGTGGCTCACCAAGCAGTTCAACTTGGTCGTCGTAGACGAGGCGCAGGACATGACCACGGCGCAACTCGAAATCGCGCAGGGTGTCCTGAAGCCCGGCGGCCGGATCGCCATCGTTGGCGACAACCGGCAGGCCATCTTCGGGTTCATCGGAGCCGACTGCCAGAGCCTCGACCGCCTGAAGCGCGAACTCAACGCGGTGGAAATGGGCCTGACGGTCACCTACCGCTGCGGCCGGAGCATCGTCGGGCTCGCGCAGAGCTTCGTACCTGACTTCGAAGCGGGGCCGAACAACCCCGAAGGGCAGATCAGTGAGCTGGCCATCGAGAACCTCTTCAACGCTGCCGGACCCGGCGACTTCATCATCAGCCGCGTCAACGCTCCGCTGGTCAGCATCGCGATGAAGCTCCTTCGCAACGGCAAGCGCACCCGGATCGCCGGACGCGACATCGGTGCCGGGCTGCGGGCCTTGGTGAAAAAGCTCAAGGCCACCAGCGTCCCGGTCTACCACGCGAAGGTCGAAGCATGGGCTTCGCGCGAAGAGGCTCGACTGAAGGCGCAACGCGCACAGGCACCGAAGGCGCGGCACGCATCCATCGATGCGAAGATCGACGCGATCCTCGATCAGGCCGCGATGCTGGTAGCGCTCGCGGAAGGCGCGAAGTCGGTCAGCGAGATCGAATCGCGCATCGACCACCTTTTCTCGGACGACGGACTCGGTGCGGCCGGGATGATCACCTGCTCTTCGGTCCACAAGGCCAAGGGGCTCGAAGCCAACCGAGTGTTCATCCTCCGCAGCACGCTGCGGCAGGACTCGGAAGAAGAACAGAACATCAGCTACGTCGCGATCACCCGCGCGAAGCAGGAACTGGTGTGGGTTGGAGCCTCCTAAAAAGGCTCTTGCAATCCGCATCAACGGATCGGATACTCAGTCAACTTTTCCGGGGCGGGCCGCAGAGCCCGCCCACCAAGGAGCCGCGATGAGCAAGCAGCCGAAGGCCACGATCACGAAGCCCGCCAACAGCCCGAAGCCGAAGAACAACCGCATGAAGGGTCAGCGTTCGCCCTTCGCCCCGAACCACGCCGAGACGGTCACGACGGAAGCCGACTCGCCGGTCGAAGATTTCGCTTGCAACGAGGAAGCGGAGACCGCATCATCCCCGTCGAACTTGAACCCGGCGGTCGCGACGACCTCGCCGGTCAACCAGCCGGAAGCCCCGGCACAGGAGAAGAAGGCCATGAGCGAGATCACCCTCAAGCGCAGCGATGCACCCCGCAAGACGAACCGCCTCGTCATCTACAACCTCGTCGGACGCAACGGCAGCGTGCAGTTCCTCTCGACCCTCTTCGGCGGAAGCCAGAAGGATCGCGGCAACCCGCCCGAGACGCTGACGCTGGTCGGCGAGTTCGCGGAGCCGAAGGCACCGAAGGCGAAGATGACGGCCGAAGAGCGCAAGGCCGCGCGGAAGAACGCGCCGAAGCCGACGCTCGCCGAGAAGCTCGCGAAGGCGCAGGCCCGCATGGAAGCGCTGAAGGCGAAGCTGGCCGCCGAGGCCGCACCGGTCGCCGAGTAACACATCAAGGTCGGCGAGAAGGGAGACGCCTTCTCGCCAACCTCTCCGGCACGACTGAAAACAACGCGCGGTAGGACGGACAGCGTCACACGGCCACGGCGAACTGAAAGCTTGCCGCGCGATGGAGAGACAGCGTAACCGGAGAGGACGAACGGGCATCGGGTAGGGCAGAGCGTAACCTCCATTACCATCTGCCGCCCGATGCCCTTCGCCGTTCACCCCTTGCACCGAAAGGTCGGGTCCGAGATGAAGCGTTTCTTCTGCACCACCTGCCGCAAGATCAAGCGAGTCCACACCCTTCCAGACAACGTCGTAGGTGTCAGCAACGAGCGCCCCGCAGATCGCGTCGGCCGCTGCGTTTACCATTCCTCCTCGCTCTCTCGTCGCCAGACGAACGACCGGCGCAGCATGATCCCGAAGCCGACGCAGACCAAGCGCACGTCGGCACCGACACCAGCACCGGTCGCGAAGAAGCCCGCCAAGAAGCAGTCACGCGCGCAGGCTTGATCGATGGCGAAGGCTAAAGCCATTCGCGGTCAGCAGATGTTCAACTTCGACGCGGAGCCTGAAGAGGCTCCCGTCGAAGACTTGTGGCAAGAGGTACCGCCGCGAGTATTCCGACTCTGGTCTGACGCCGATCAACTGCTTTACTGCGCCGCGCGAGATGACGATTCCGCAGCCCATGCCGACACGCCCGAAGACATGGCGTGGTACCGCGAGCGGGCTGAGAGCTACAAGCAAGAGTATCGGAGGTTACCATGTTCAGATTGAAGCTCAAGTTTCACGGGCCGAACGTTGTTGCGAGTACAACGAAGTCCGAGTTCATGAAGATCGGTCATGCCATTTCGTTCTCGACGGAGTTGCTGCTTGCCGAGAACGAGCATCCGACGCTCGACGACGTGAAGCGGTTTTGGGAGATGGAGCGCGCCTTCAACGAACTGACGAAGGGACGCCTGCACGTCGAGATCGAAGAGATCAATGAGAATTTCATAACGAGTCAGACTCCTACGCCGGAAGAGTACGAGCGCCGTCGCTCAACCGATCAGGCGGTCAAGTATGGCGGCATCACTAACCGAACGCGCGATTGATCGAACGCTCGAACTGCTCTACCGGCATGGGTACACCGAGATCCTTGATCATCCACGCCCCGAGCTACGACGAGTGCGAGCCGGGCATTGGCAGCGCGCAGCGGGAGCGTGGTCGTGGTACCTGTTTCCGTATCTCTGGTGCGGATCGTGCTACCCGGCGCACCGCATCGCGAAGGCCAAGCATATCGGCTTGTATTTTCACCCTTATGTGCATACCGCTGAAGTGATCATCGAGGATGAGGCACCTTGAACCGCCACGAAGAGCACCGGCTCATAAGGCAATTTCTACGCGCGCAGGGCTCCACGTTCGCGTATCGCGCAGCGTTATTGGAGGATCCCGTCCATCCCTATCAGGACATTCCTCCGCTGCCAGCGGTGAACGTTGCGCCGGTCGCCGCGCCACGTCTGCAAGCCCCACGTTTGCCCGTACGGCCCGCCGACCCTGAGAGGCCCGCCGGTCCCAGTGCCTTGGCCTTTGCCTTGGACGGGGCCGAAACGCCGCCAGCAACGCGGATTTCACCCCGGCCCGTGCCGGTCCCGGCCGCCCCTACGGTTGAGCTACCGTTCGAGCCTCCGGTGCCGACGAAGAGAGCTGTGGATCTTGCGGATCCGGTGGTTAAGGCGGAAGTGATCCCATCGATGTCGGCGTTTCTCAACACGCAGATCGAGGCGAACCCGGCAAGAGATCTGGTGGCGGAACTTGCGGTGCGCGGCTTCAAGTGCATGGTGCGGGACGGGAAGCTGTTCGTCTCGAACGCATCGCAACTGACTCCGGAGATGGTCGAGCGCATCAAAGCGCTGAAGCCCGAGATCCTCAAGCTCGATCTGCCTTACTACGAAGACGCAGCGAGCACCAAGCCTCCGTCGTTGAGCACCTTTCTCAGTCAGGCCGGGCCGACGCAGCAGACCACATCGTGGGTCGCGCAAGAGCCGCCTCGCATTGATGATCCAACCCTCGTCGTGAACTTCGAGACGAACGGGCTCAACTGGGTCAATGGCAAACATCGACCCATCGGCGTGACGGTCGGCACCATCGACGGGCGACTGCAGCGGTATCTTCCCTTTGCGCATCACGGTGGTGGCAATCTTGACGAGACCGCCGTCGTACGATACCTGAAGTCGTTTCGCGGGCGGCATATCATCAACGCCAACACGCGATTCGATCTGCACATGGGCCATAACATCGGCATCGACTTCGAAGAGCAGGGTTGCACGGTCAGTGACATCATGCACACGGCTGCGTTGCTTGATGATCATCGGAAGCGTTTCTCACTCGATATCCTCGCAGCCGATTTGCTTCCCGGTGGGCCGCAGGTACCACGCGTCGATGAATCACGCATGGAGGAGTACCACGCCTCTTACGTCGCCCGACGCGCAGAGTATCAGGCCAAGCTGATCGCCGATCTTCACGCCGTGATGTACCCGCAGTTGATCGAGCAAGACCTGATGGACGTGCAGCGCCTTGAGGACGACGTAATCTTTGCCGTCGTTGAAATGGAAAAGAACGGTGCGCCCATCGACCTGGAGTTGCTAGCTGAGTTCACGCAAGAATGTCAGCGACGGCACCAGCGCTTGCTGATGGAGATCTCGACCGAAGTGGGCTTCGCGTTCGACCATACGGGTAAAACGTGGAAGCGTCTCTTCGAGGCGTTGAAGATTCCCATTACCGTGACTGAAAACGGCAAGGACACGTTCGCGGATGGGATCGTTTCGAAGATCGATCATCCGATTGTGCGGAAGGCGCATCTCGCCAGTCAGCTTGCGAGTCTCTACTCGAAGATCTTCAAGCCGTACAATGAGATGCTTGGCCCCGATGGGATCCTGCGCTTCGATCTGCATCAGTTGCGCGGCGAAGACGGCGGCACGGTTACCGGTCGATTCAGCGCTGGCTACATTCAGCAGGTGCCGAATCATGGTAATCACGCTGCGGTCTTCGGCGAGGATCTGTTCCCGCGCCGGTTGTACATCCCGGCCAAGGGTCATCGGTACTTCGCAGCGGATGCGGCGCAGATCCAATACCGCATCTTCGCGCACCACGCGAACAACCCGCGCATCCTTGCGATGTACGCGGCAGATCCGACGGCGAGCTTCCACAAGATGATTATGGGGATGATTGCGCCGCACAAGCCCGATCTGATCTACGAGAAGCTGAAGGCCATGAACTTCATGAAAATCTTCGGTGGCGGGCTGCTCAAGGTCGCCGAGATGATGGAGTTCATCAACGCCATCGAGGTTAAGCAGATTCGTGCAGCCAAGGCGCAGCGCACCGATCCTCGATTGGAGCACGCGCGAGAGATTGAAGCTATTTACGCTCGCGAAGTTCCAGAGATCGAACCGATGCTCAAGCAAGCATCGCATCTGGCGATGAGCCACTGCGACGAGTGGTGCAATTCGACGCCGGAGAGCGTGGCCCTGCATCGGAAGTTCCCGCATCGCGGCTTCGTGCGGACGATCAAAAAGCGTCGGAGCCGGTTCCCCGATAATTACCGGCTGCACAAAGCGTTTTGCATGATCGATCAGGGCACCGAGGGTGACATTGTCAAAACGAAGATCGTTGAACTGCACAAAGCTCGCAAGCACACCGGGCTGCTGATGCGGATGACGGTGCATGACGAAATCACTGGTGACGCACAGCAACCTGAAACGTTGCAGCGGGTACATGAGATTCTCAATCACCAGTCGTTTCCCGAACTGCGCGTGCCGATCCTCTGGGAGTGTAAAGAGGGAGCCAACTGGGCTGAGTGCAAGTAAACAGGCCGAAAAAGGGCTTGACTCGGCCTTTAAGGCCCGTTACCCTTGCCTGTAATGGCGAAGAAGCGCGAAGCCGAGTTACGGTCCCGATTCATGAAGACCATGCGTAGTGACTGGCCCGGTGCGATTGCGCTGCGTCACGAAGACGTTCGCACGGTTGGCATTCCGGATCTTAGCGTCACCTACGGCGGTAGCACCTCGTGGTGGGAGTTCAAACACGGCACGCCCGATTTCCAATCGATGGAACTACAGGCGCATACCTGCCGACGCCTTGCCGCGAATGGGTTCTGCCGCTACATCATCTTCCGCGAAGACGACGAACTTGAACCGGCAATCTTTATCGTCCATCCGCGCGACATCGACGCGTGGAAGGACGGAGGCACGGGACTCTACGAAGCGATGATTTCACGCTTCGATTACCTTTGGCTTGTGCAGTACATCAAGCTGATTCACGGACTGAAATGATGCTGGTCTTCCATTCGTACCGAGCTTACGTCACACACCTGCTCGCCGGGCTCGCGTCCGTGCTTCTGCTGATCGAAGCGAAGCGCGGAGGCGCGATGATGGCGATCAGCTTTGTGTTCATGTTCATCATCTTTTTCATGACGAGGCCGCAACGACGTGACTGAGGAACTGCTCACCCCGTTGCGTGCGCCGTTCCCGTACTTCGGCGGGAAGAGCCGAGCCGCCCATCTGATCTGGCCACGGCTTGGTAATGTGCCGAACTACGTCGAAGCGTTCGCGGGCTCGCTAGCCGTGTTACTCGCAAGGCCGCACATGCCGTTAGTCGAAACGATCAACGACATGGACTGTATGATTAGCAACTTCTGGCGCTCGATGGTTTTCGACGCCGAGGCCGTCGCCGACTATGCCGACTGGCCGGTGAACGAAGCCGACCTGCACGCACGGCATCTCTGGCTAGTGAGCCAAGAAGACTTTCGTGAACGGATGAAGGTCGATCCGGACTACTACGATCCGAAGATCGCTGGCTGGTGGTTGTGGGGCCGATGCGCATGGATCGCTGGCGGATGGTGCGACTTCAATGCGCTCTCTGCAAAGACGGGCCGCATGGGTCGTTCGATCCCGAACATGAATTTCCAAGGCGTCCACTCGGATCGCATCCAACGCGAAGGCATCCAGCAGCACATGATGCAGCTAGCCAGCCGACTCCGTCGTACGCGCGTCGTGTGTGGCGATTGGGCGCGCGTGGTTACTCCTGCCGTCTGCACCGGTTTGACTGGCATGGTGCTGGACCCTCCTTACTTCGCTGGCCTCTCCGACGGGTTGTACGCGCATAGCGATGCGAACGTCTCTGCAAATGTACGACGATGGGCTATCGAGAATGGTAATAACCCGCAGCTGCGGATCGCGTTGTGCGGCTACGAAGGTGAGCACGAGCTTCCGCCCGATTGGGAGAAGGTAGCGTGGAAAGCCACCGGTGGCTACGGGAAGCAGCGCAAGGATGGTACGAATAACAACGAGGAGCGCGAACGTATCTGGTTCTCGCCGCATTGCCTGAAGGTGAGCGATTCACTTTTCGGCGGCTTCGAGGACGATGAAGCGGATGAGGACGACGGGGATTACGTGCCGTCCTCCGTCGGCGGAGATCTCGCATGAACGTCACGGTGAACGCGCAGTCATTGGCTGCGGACATGAAGGTGCTCAGCAAGATCGCTGCTTCGAAGCCGACGATTCCGATTACCGGTCATGTGCTTCTTCGAGCCGAAGGCGCGCAGAACCTCTACATCGCTGCGACCGACCTGGAAATCGCACTCAGCACCGACTGCGTAGCCGAGGTGCATGAAACGGGATCGATTACGCTTCCGGCCAAGATGCTGCTCGACGTGCTAGAGCGCATGCCGAACGGCGATATCAACATCAACAACGGACGCTTGACGGCCGGGAACTACAAGTCACGATTATCATCCATGCACCCGGATGACTTCCCGCCCATGCCCGACGTCGTAGGTGAACCCGCGAAGCTCTCGGCCCGTGCGCTGCGGTTGCTGATCGAGCGCACGCGCTACTCGATCAGTGAGAAGGCGCAGCAGCACGCCATGATGGGGGCGTTGCTCACGCTCACGAAGAACGTCATGGCAATGGTATCGACGGACGGCAAGCGGCTCTCCATCGCGACGGCCACGCGCGAGGACGGGCCTGAGTACCAAGTGATCATCCCGACGAAGACGCTCGATGCGCTTTTGGCACAGCCGCCTCTTGGTGATGTCTACTTCTCGCGTGGGGATCGGCATCTCTTTTTTCAATACGAACGACGTCTGCTGATCTCGCGCATGCTGGACGGGGAGTTCCCGCGCTACCAGCGCATCATTCCGACGGAAAACAACCATCGAGCGGTGATGCCAAAGGGTCTGTTTGCGGCGGCTATCAACCGCGTCGGACTGGTGTCCGACGTGATCTCGTTGAGCTTCTCGACCGGACGCGTGACTCTCTCGGCTCGTAGCACGGAGTTCGGAGATGCAAACGAGGTCGTTGAAGCCACCTACGGCGGCCCCGATCTGCGGATCACGGTGTGCTGGAAGTACCTGATGGACTTCTTGGAGCACGGAGCGGAAAACACGGCGACGGTCAACCTGAAGGATCTCAAAACCCCTCTGCTTCTGACCGATGGTTCGGATTTCATTAACGTAGTGATGACCATACGAGACGGCCAATGAGCAAGCACGATGAACGCAACGCGGAGATCATCGCTCGCTATCAGGCGGGTGAACCGATCCTGAAGTTGCGAGCCGCCTTCAATCTCTCGGCTGGCAGGATCTATCAGATTCTCGACTCCGTCGAGAAGAAGCGCAAGCACAAGAAGCAGGAGGTTCCCCGCGACGTGTTTCTCGGCATCAACGTGTCCGAGTCGGTCAAGGACGCTCTGCTGCTCGAAGCGAACAAGCGGGGCATTTCCATGTCATCGCTGTCGTCCGATGCGCTGAAGCAGATGCTCGTCGAATGTGGTTACACCCTCGAAGCGGAGTCCCTGTGAACAGAGTCATTGTTGAGAGCCCCTTCCGAGGCGACTACGCGTTGAACCGCGCGTACCTCTTGATGTGCCTGCGCGACTGCCTCAATCGCGGCGAGGCACCGTTCGCTTCGCATCTGTTCTACACCGAGGTGCTCGACGACCGCGTCGAACGAGACCGTGACCTTGGGATCATCGCCGGATTCGCGTGGGCCGAGAACGCGCATCTGATTGCGGTCTACGAAGATCTCGGCATCAGCGCTGGCATGCGTCTCGGCATCCAGCATCACGAAGCCTGCGGCCGTCGTGTCGAGTACCGCAGCCTTGGTCCCGCATGGAAGCTCAAGGAGTGACTGATGGAGCAGCTGCTATTGCCATTCGATCCACCGCTGAACCTCGTGCCGAAGAGAACGATGGCGGAACAACTGTCGCTAGCGTATAGCGTCGAAGTCGTCATCGATAACCAAGCGCTTCTTCTCGGAGTGCTGCAACGTTTGCATCGAGGCGCGAAGAGCGGCGCTGCGACCTCATGATTCACGAAACCCTGAACATCACCCGTCGCCTGATCGTGTTCGATACGGAAACGACGGGTACCAACACGCGTGAAGACCGCATCGTTGAGATCGGTTTTCAGGTGTGGGAACCGGTCGTCGGATTGGTAAAGTCGTGGCGATCACTCATCAATCCGTTGATCAAGATCCCTGAATCGGCGACGGCCGTGCACGGGATCGACAACGGCATCTTCCTGCAGTGCCGTCATTGCAAGATGCCGATTGAGGGGCACCCGGACGATCATGAGTTCGCCGGTTGGCCAGCCTTCAAGCATCTTGCGACGAATCTAGCGACGGGATTTTCAAACTGTGATTTCGCAGGAAAGAACGTGCGCTTCGATCTGCGAATCATGGCGGCCGAAATGGAGCGTGCGGGCGTCGAATGGGCATACGGCGAAGCCTGCATCATCGATATCGACCGGCTTGAGCAACTTGGAAAACCGCGCACGCTGAGCCATCTCTATCTCGAACACACCGGGAAGGTGCTTGAAGGAGCGCACGGAGCGCTCGCGGACGTGGAGGCTTCGACGGAAGTGATCGTCGCGCAGGTGACAAAGTACGAGCAGTTGCCGCGCACCGTCGCGGAGCTTCACGAACTTCAGTGGCCGGGATGGATCGATCCGGACGGGAAGTTCAAGTTCGTCAACGGTGAACCGTGCTTCGCACAGTGGGGCAAATTCGCGGGCAAGCCCATGAGAACGGCAGATCGTGGGTACTGGGATTTCATTCTCAGGTCTGACTTCTCTGCCGATACGAAACGTCTGGCTGCGGCGGCAAAGCTCGGTCAGTATCCCACACCGAAGGCGAGGGTCCATGAAGGGCAAGATCAAGAAGTTGCTGGTTGACAAGCGATGCGGGTTCATCAATGGAGCGGATCGGAAGGACTATTTCTTCCACGCGTCGGCTCTGAAGACCGTCAAGTACGAGGAAGTTGAAGTCGGGATGGCCGTCGAGTTCGAGGAGTCCGAAGGCGAGAAGGGACTGCGCGCCGAAGACGTCTACCCGGAGTAATGCTATACTCCGGTCCAACCTGCAGCGCTTCAATCTCGGAGCGCTGCACGGTTGAAAAAGGAGACCACCATGCGTCGAATCGTATTCTGCTTCGCGCTCCTCATCGCGCTCTCGTCTGTTCCATCTTCGGCACAGACCTGCGTCGTACCACCGAGTCCCGGTCCCGGTTGGGTCATGCAGGACTGCGGTTGGCTTCCGCCCGGCCATCCGGCCATTCGTGCGACGACGGTCGAGCAGTGCCGCGCGTTGAATCCGTACACGCAGCCCGATGAACTGAAGGTCTGCTTGGCGGCCCTCCCGCCGACGCCGAAGACGATCCCGACGTTCGTACTGGGAGGCACATACGGTTACGCGCCTTACATGAGCACGCGCACCGTGATTATCATCGGCAAGAGTCTCGGAATGGACGGCGTCGAGATCATCACCGCGCAGATCGTGCTCCCCGAAAGTCAGCGCGGCAACCCGCTGGCCTTCCGCAACGATGGGAGCGACGGTGATCGATGGGTACGCCTGCAGTAACCCTCGACTTCGGAGCGGCAAGGCTCACCCCGTTCCAGCACCAGAGAGAGGACGTTGCAGTGCTGCTGCAACGTCCTTACCTCTTCATCGCTTCCGAGATGCGGACGGGGAAGAGCAAGATTGTCATTGATGGCGCGCAATTCCTGTTTGAGCAGAACGTCATCGACCGCGTCGTCGTGATTGCTCCGGCCCCGGTGCGCGACGTGTGGGCCGATGACGAACTCGGCGAACTGGCCAAGCATCTCTGGTTGAAGACGCCAGCCGTAGTTGTGGAATTTCATAGCTATGGTCGCGAATGGGTATGGGGTCTTGAGCACGCCAAGGATCGCGCGCTTCAGTTTATCGTTACGAACTACGAGTACCTCATCAACTCGCACCGGCTGAAAGAACTTGTCAAACTCTGCGACGAGCGGACGCTCCTCGTCATGGACGAGTCGAGCTACATTAAGAATTGGAAATCCGGCCGCACCGAGGCCTGCAAGACCCTCCGTCGCATGTGCGGACGCGTCGTACTGCTGAATGGTACACCGATCTTCCATTCGCCAATGGACCTGTTCGCACAGGGCAACATGCTGCACCCGTCGATCTTGGAGTGCAAGTACGTCACGCACTTCCGTTCGCGCTACGCAGTCATGGAACCTGTGAAGGGCAGGGATGGTAAAGCGCTCAAAAACGACGAGGGCTACGTCGTTGAGAAGATCAACAAGTGGGTCAACCTCGATGATTTGCAGCGCCGGTTTGCTCCCTATACGATTCGACGGCTGCAGAAGGACTGCCTTGACCTTCCACCGAAGCTTGATCCCGTCGCGCTGACGGTGCCGTTGACGACGGAGAATTGGAAACGATACGTCGCGATGCGAGACGAGATGATCGTCTGGCTATCCGGTGGTGCGTCCATGAGCGCGACGGCCGCGATCAAGGTGTTGAGGCTCTCGCAGATCACCAGTGGCTTCCTATCCGGCGTGCAGACCCTTGAAAAAGACGAGCAGGATGACGACCTGTTCGATCAGATCGTGATCGGAACTTCGGGCTTCGAAACGGAGCCTCCGAAGCCCGAACCGCCGCCTGACGAGATTCAGTTCTTCGGACGCGAGAAGCTCGATCTGTTGCTCTGGTTCTTAGGCGAACGCTTGGAAGCCGACGAACTCTTCAAGGTCGTCGTCTGGTGCCGGTTCAAGGCCGAACTTGCACGGATGATCGAGGAGGTCTCGCAGGCGTTTCCGCAGTTCGTTATGGGGCAGGTGCATGGCGGTCAGAAGAAGGCCGAACGCATGGAAGCGCTCAAGCTGCTGCATCCGAACACGTCGCCGAACCAGCCGGTGTTCGTCGGTGGTACGTTCGGCACCGGAAGCTTCGGTTTGAACATGACGGCCGCGCATACGAGCGTGACAATCTCGACCGATTACTCGCCGGGCAAGTTCGCGCAGAGCGCTGATCGGGTGTACGGACCGGGGCAGAAGGAACCGATTGCGTACTTCGACATGGTGGCTACCGGGCCGAAGGGTCAGAAGACCATCGATCATGCTATCGTAGCCGCTCGACGTGCAGGCGAGAACATCGCGACGTGGACGGCATCGGCTTGGGTCAAAGCGTTGCGAAAGGAATAACAATGATCTCTATCGAAGAGCTTCAGTGGGTACTTGCCATGAAGGAGTACGCGAAAGCCGAAAAGGAACGGCACTCTCAGCCGAATCCGGTCATGGATAACCTTCTCTGGAAACGGTTAATCAAGACGCTAGGTCGCAACCCGCAGGATGACATTGTAAACCTGTTTGAAATGATACTTCGACTAATCGAGATCATCGAGCGCGGAACTGTTGGATCCGAATTGACTCAAGATAAAATCGATACGATCAAGTATCTCACAAGAAAGGTCCGACCATGAGCGAGGTTCGCGATCCAGACACCGATCAACCGCTCTCGATTCCAAACGACGGTGAGCATATTCACGATCTTGTGCGAGAAGACCTCCGTCGCCGAAAGGAGTACGGCACGCGTAAGTACGGCACGCCGCTGCAGGCTTTCAATGGAAGAAACCCGCTGCTGGATGCGTACGAAGAAGTGCTTGATCTCGCGGTGTATTTGAAGCAACGTCTTGTGGAGGAGGGACATCAATGACAATCACCGAGCTGCTCGTAAAGTGCATCCCGTTTCTCGAAAACGACATGGGAGGCTTCGACAACTACGATGCAACGGCGGAAGAACGGACGCGACTGCTCGCAGGGATCGACGCGGTGCAGAAGCTTCCTGAGAACTGGGAGCACCGCAGGGTCGATGACATGTGTACCCGGCTCGAAGCTTCCTGCTATCAGCCATCGATTACCATCACGCCTCTCGGTGTGTTCGTCTACGGTGGACAGGGTTTGGCCCCGAACTTCCCGCAGGCCTTCCTCTACGCCGAGGCTGAACACATTCGGCTACGGGCCGCGTGGACCGCACGAACCGGCCAGAAACAGAGCCCTTCCCGGTCCCTGCCGGATCCTTCGGAGGCTTGAAAAAGGGGCTTGACCCGTTCTAAAAAGGGCATTAGAGTGGCTCCTAATGAACGCCACCAAGCCCCGCCCACGCAGCACCTACGAGGCCCGATGCCTTTGCGGGTTGCGCGTCCTTCTGCATCGAGACCACTCGAACCGTACGATCAGCTGCGAGGAGGCGCGTCAACGTCACGCGCGAGCGGGCAGCAAGCGACCGTCATTTGATGAGGCACTGCGTGCCTCGCTGGAGGCTCAACATGGGGCGTGAAGTACGGCGGGTACCGCCGGACTGGGAACACCCGAAGAACGAGCACGGATATTACATTCCGATGTTCGAGCGATTCCCGTACAACGAAGCGGAGATCGCAGAAGGCTTGCGTGAGGAGTGGTTGCGAGGGGATCCGCCGCACTACGGCATCTCTTGCATGCCGAACTGGCCCGAAGCCGAACGCACGCACTACCAGATGTACGAATCAACGACAGAGGGCACTCCCATCTCGCCGGTGATGCCGACACCCGAAGCACTCGCCGAGTGGCTTGTTGCAAACAACGTTGGTGCGTTCGCCAGCATAACAGCAAGCTACGAAGCATGGCTTCGCGTGGCGAAGGGCGGATACGCGCCCGACCTCGTGATCATTCGTGGCAAAGCGATAACCGGAGTCGAGGGGCTGTAATGGCTAAGCCACGCGGCAAGTATGCACACCTCGTCGGATCGCTTCCGACGCTCCTCAACACCGACGGCAACCAGCAGGAACGCGTCGAAGCCTTGAAAAAGGTGCTGCTGGCCGATCCTGAACTGACCGATACGGGTTCCTACGCTCGACTCTACGAAGACGCTCGCCAGCGCAAGGCCGCTGCGGAAGCGCTGCTGAAGTCCATCGAGGACGAGATCGAAGCGCTGACGCAGCTGCTCGCAGACCGGTTCGACAACGAGGGTCTCGGCAGCATCAAGCTGGAGAACGGCACCAACATCTCGATCTGGCACGAGCCATACGCGCAGGTCGAAGACCGCGAAACGTTCCGACTCTGGTGCATCAACAACGGGTTGGAAAAGTCCCTCGCGCTCCCTTGGCAGACGACGAACAGCCTGACGAAGGAACGTCTGCTGCATGGCGAACCGGAGCCGGATGGCGTCACTTGCTTCAGCAAGGTCAAGATCCGGTACGCTGGCGGGAAGGAGGAGTAGATGAAGATCGTCCGACTGCAATCGAACAACATCCTTCGGCTGACGGCCGTCGATATCTCGCCGGATGGTAATCTCATCACCATCGGCGGGAAGAACGGGGCCGGGAAGAGCAGCGTACTGAACTCCATCGCGATGGTGCTTGGTGGGGCGTCGATGGTTCCGGCCGAACCGATTCGCATCGGGGAAACCGAAGCCAAGATCGTCGCGGATCTCGGCGACTGGATTGTCACCCGTCGCTTCAGCCGGGATCGCCTGCACGCCGATGGATGCTTGGGCTTGGCGGGCGGTGACTGCACCTGCAACCCGGTGTACTCGGATACGCGCAGCACGCTGACCGTGTCGAGCAAAGACGGTGCGAAGTACGCTTCACCGCAAGCGATGCTCGACAAGATTCTCGGACGCCTCACCTTCGATCCGCTGGCCTTCGCGCAGGACGATCCCAAACGACAACTCGAGACGTTGCGAAGCCTTGCTGGCATCGACACGCGCGGCATCGAGGACATGCGGAAACAAGCCTCTGATCTTCGACTTGTCACGAAGAAGGTCTATGAGGGCCGATACCACATCGTCGCAAAGATGCCCTTCTACGAGAATGCTCCTGAGAAGGAGATCCCACTCGAAGAGATCGAGCGTCAGATCAAGGAGACGATGGCCGTCGCCGAAGAGGCCGCACGCATTCGTGATGAGAAAACGCAACTGGAGTTTCTCATCCGAAGCGCGGACATCAAGCGTGGAGATCACCGCGCCGAGATGGCACTGATCGTTCAGCAGATCACTGTGCTTCAGAACAAGTACAACGCACTTGATAAGAACGTTTCTGATCTCACCGATGGGATCATTGATCTCAGGTCAAAGCTCGCTGACGTTACCAAGAAGGAGGAAGCCGCCGTGGAAGCCTCCACGAGCTTCGAGACGTTGAGAGCCGAGTGGCGTCGGATCAGCGATTTGAACGCCAACGTGCGAGCAAACCTTGAAAAAGAGAAGGCGGTTCAAGACCTGCGAAACCTTGAGAACGTCATCGCCGGGTACGACGGCGATATCGCAGCCGCCGATGAGGCCAAACGGGTGATGATCGAATCCGCTCAGTTCCCGGTGCCTGGCCTCAGCCTTGGTGACGATGGAGTGATGCTGAACGGGATCCCGTTCAAGCAGGCTTCATCTTCCGATCAACTCAAGGTCAGCGTGGCCATTGGGCTCGCGTTGAACCCGACGTTGAAGGTGCTCTTGATTCGGAATGGCAATCTTCTCGACGAGGACAGCATCAAGACCGTCGCGGAGCAGGCCGAGGCCGCCGACGCGCAGATCTGGATGGAGTACGTCACGAAGGACGCCGGGGCCGTCAACGTTATGATCGAAGACGGATCCGTCGCCGGATCGTAGCCGTGGGTGGTGCTCCGAAGATTCTCCTTGCATGCGGATGCAAGGTGTACGAGAGTGACGGGCGCGGCTATACGAAGTACTGCCGCGAACATCGGGTTCCTACGCACGAGCACTTCTGCTCCGAGTGCTACGGCCACAAGAACGGAGGCGGTTGGTGGGGCTGTAACCGGAAGAAATGCGCCTTGCCCATGAGCGCAAGGTGTCATCAACATCACGCACAAAGCACACGAGGATCGCAACATGGCTGACACAACGCAGAAGAACGAAGCACTCGAACTGGCAGAGCAGAACTGGGGCGAGCTTGAAGGTTCCGTCGCGCGTCCCGAAGGCATCAACGCGAACGACCGCTCAGGCACCGAAGACATCCGGCCCGACGAGATCCGCCTGCCCCGACTCGCCATCGCACAGGGTCTCAGCCCGCAGCTGCTGCCCGGCACGGCCGAGTACATCAAGGGGCTGGCCATCGGTCAGATGTTCAACGACGTCAGCGAGGAGATCTACGGCGAAGGCCCGCTGCGTCTCGTACCCGTCAAGCGTCACGTGACGCGCATCGAGTTCGATCCGCAGGACAAGAAGCGTCCACTCGACCGCAACGTCCCGGCCGGTGATCCCCGCCTCCAGTGGGAGGGTGACAATCCGCCGCGCGCCACGGAGTTCGTCGAGTTCATCAGCTTGCTGCTGCGGCCCGGCAAGGCTCCCGAAGGTGTGGTCGTTTCGATCAAGACCACGAACAAGGAGCAGCGCAAGGCCGCCGGGCTCTGGACGACGTTCATCGCGCAGACCACCGGGCCGATCTACGCGCGCATGTACAACATCTCCTCGAAGATCGTGCGCGGGAAGAACAAGAAGGGCGAGGACACCACCTACGGAGTCTTCTCGGTGAAAAACGCCGGGTTCATTCCGACGGACAAGCCCGCTGGCGCGGCGCTCTTCGCCTTCGCGAAGCAGTTCCACGAGTCGCTGAAGGATCAGGTCATCGAGACGAACCGTGATGGCGTGGCCGACGACGAAGGCGACACGAGCTTCGACACGGGCAAGTTCGACGGGCAGGGTGAAGCCACCGAGATGTAATAACACTTCGACGACGGGGGCGCTGCGTGGGGCGGTAACCCCGTCGTTGACCGGGATCGATAGGAGCCGAGGAATGGCAAAGAGCCGTCGCCGTCCGACGAAGGCCAGCGCATCGCACGAAGCTGCGGTGCAGGATTACATGCACGAATCGACGCCGAACATCACGCGCAAGCGCACAATGCTCACCACCGAGAATTCGTTTCTCGAACGCGAGATCGCGGAGTTGAGCGGTCGTCTCGCCGACGCGAAGTTGAAGCTCTCGCAGAACGAAGCCATGCTGAGCGGTCTGGCCTTCGTGGTTGGACTGCGGCAGCGTACGTCGGTCTAGAAGTCCCATCGGAGCGAGAGGGATCCGAGCCGCCTCGGACTCCGGACGCAGCCGTGTGGCTCCCGAGCGGTGGGAAGAACGAATCGGGGGCTTCTAACTCTTCTTTTGGAAATGGAGCGCGCAGGTGATCGTTCTCAGGATCTGCTTCATGATGCTCGTCGTTGTTTCGCTGCTTGCTGGAGTCGCTGCGGGCTTCTGCGTGCTTGAAGAGCGTTACAAAGAGGCGACGATGAACTTCAGGCTCGCGATCTTCGCAGCGTTCGTGGCAGCGTTTTTCAACTTCCTGATGAGTCTAAAATGAACCCCGATCAAGTGAGTTTCGCGATGCTCATGACGGCCGTCGTACTTGGCCTGCTGGTCTTGGGGGTTGTGGGCGCGGTGGAACACACACGCCGAGCCAAACGATAGTGTTTGGAAATCCCGGCCCCAAGGGTTACCCCTTGGAGCCTTGGGATGTACGCTTTTAGACCCGAGTTTGAAGCTTTCTACGACTGCTTCGAGGCCGCGATCTCGGCTTCGAGCTGCGCAATGATCGCTTGACCACGCACGTTGTTCAGTTCGGCCTGCGCCTTGATCTTCGCGATGATGCTGTCCAGAGGCGGCGCGGTGCCCTTGAGTGCTTGCACTATCTTGATCACGCTGATCACCGCCTCTGTGATCACGGGCACCCCGACGCTTGCCTTCGTCAAGAGCATGACGACGTCGTCGATGTGCCCGGCGATCTCCATGATTTTTTCGTTCGGCATCTCAGCCCTCCAGCGCAACGCGCACTCGACCGAGTTCGATCATCGTCGTGGTCAAGGCGGTATGCAGCGCGCGGTACAGATCGAGAAAGGGCTTGGTGGCATCCACCACCGGCACCTCCCCATTAACAACGTTCAGGTCTTGCAGAATGGCAAAGACCTCTGAGATCAGCTTGTCAATCTCAGCAGCCGTGGGCTTCACTCCGCTCTTCTGCACCCGGTCGATGGCTTCGAGGTATGGAACGATCCGTTCGATCTGCTTGTTGACGGCCAACAGCTTCTGCTGCACCTTCAAGGCCTTCTGCGCGTCTACGACGCCGGTCTGGTGCAGCTTGACCATCGACTCTTGCAGTTGCCCAACCGTCTCGGCGAGACCGAGTGTGGCTTGGGCCACAATGACAGGCGCTCTGTTCCCCGCGCAGCCGATGTTCAGCGCTGCGGCGAGGAACAGAAGGCACGCGGTGCGTCGTGTGCTCATAGTCCTTCCTTCTTCATCTGGTTGGCCACCTCGTTGATGTTTTTCATTGAGGCGTCTTCGGGTTGAAGTGATGCAGCTGCTTCGACCTGCCGCAGTCTGCTCTTTGACGCGTAGTGCGCCAAGAACGCGATGAACGTCGGCACGCCGAGTGTGACCGCGACTTCGACGAGCCACGGTGTGAAGGATTCCGCTTCCGACTTGGTGAACACGCCGATGTCAACGAGTCGACCAAGCAACGCGACGACGACGTATCGGAACAGGATGGTTAGGAACAACTTTGTTTTTTCACTCATCTGACTTTTCCTCCTTTTTGGCCGCGCGCCAGATGCGCGAGCGCATTGTGCCTTCAAGATGAATCAGTGTGCTTTTCGCCTCCATCACTGCAATGATGGAGTCCTCTTCGAGCCCCTTTTTCCACAACTTTGCGGCATGGTCTAGCCATTCGCTTACGCGGCGAGAGGACTCGATACACCGATCTTCAAGTTCCATATCAGCGGCGACCGTAGATGGCGCGGCCCTCACTCCAGTGGTGCTCAACCTCGATGGTCAACGACTTCTCTGAGTAGCATTCAGACCACCGAGGTCCGTACTCCAACGCGAACACCTGCCCGGTGCCTGACAACGCCTGATCGGATCGCGTCGGATCGTCCGACGGCACCGCGCGCACGCGACGGCCTGCCATGCGAGCGCCACCGTGTACGCGTTCGGGCCACGCCATGATGTTGCTTGGAACGATCTTCCGCGCCACGATAGGAGCGTCGATCCCGCGCGCATCCGCGAAGCTCTCACCTGCATCGAAGATGGGGCGGAATACGTTCTTGTCGAGACGTTCCACCTTACCGTCGCTGATCACGCCGACGCTTGACATGATCACCGGCAGGGTGCGTGACAACCACGCCTGCACGCAGGCCATGCGAACGTTGTCGGCCGTCACGGTTTCCATTCGGTTCGTTGCTGATACGTTACGACCGTACCCGAACATCTCGGAGTCAATGATGAGCCAACGCGCGTACCCGCCTTCGACGGTCGGAGAGAAGATGTGCCGCAAACGATCCCATGTATCGTTATCGCGGAACCCGTGCTTATCGGCGACGGAGCCGACGTACTTGTTGACGTCTTCGGTCGACTCCGACGCGCCGGAAGTGCAAGACCAGACCGCGCACGGAATCACGTCGCGGAAGGCCTGCGCGATCTGACGCAAGCGGGCCGGATCGGGCTCGCCGGTCTGCCATGCCTCGTTGCCGCCATCGACGCCGAGAACGAGCGATGGGTCTTTGCTCGCGATCAACAGCGCCACGCGGCGCATGATTGCCGTGCGTTCTGCCATCGACGAGTAGAGCATCGAGATGTCACCGGCCGATACGAGCCATCCGAGGCCGTGACGTTTCAGCGCATCGCAAAGCCAGAGGACCGCCTGATCAAACAACGGATCGTTCGGGTTCGTATCGCGCAGCCACCAGAAGGTGCCTTCGCGCGGCCCGTAAGTGGCAATCCACGTGCGGATGCCGTCGTACAAGTTGGCCCGAACGATTCGCAGTGACTCTTCGACGAACGCAAGATGCGATGGATCGCCTCGCAGGCCGCGAATCACGCGTGAGAGTAGATCTCCTGCGTGCTTGATGACCGGGTTGTACGGGCCGTTATTGTCAACGAAGCACTTGCCGTCATCCGCGATGCGAAGCGAACCGGACAGCAGCCGTTCACTCGTTGATCCGCCGCCGCCTCCGCTTCCGCCAGAGCCCCCACCGGTCATCGGTTTGAGAGTCCAGAGATGCTGATCGAGCGGGCTGAGCACACCGACGAGTGCTCCCTGCGCGTTCGGTTGCAGCACCCCACCGTGGAATGTCATCAAGGCGTATCCGTCGCCGTACTTGACCGGTAGGAACGACTCGTAGGTTGCAACACCTTCTGCCGTGGCTGCGATCTTCAAACCGAGATTTTCACCCGCGTCAGTGGCTCGCAGATACTTGCCGGTGTGCGCGAGCAGCGAGATGGATCCGGGAAACACATCGGCACCTGGCTTCACCTGCAGTGTTTCATACCCGCCTGCTTCGCCGCGATTGACGATGATCGAACCATCCGGTTCGACGGCTGCAAAGAGACCCGAAGGTCCGTATTGGAGAGCGACGACGGATGGTAATGTTGGTGAAGGCACTTCTGGCTCCTCTGGTGGAGTGGGAGGTTTCGGTACTTCGATGATTTCTACAGGAGGCGCATCCGCGAACAACGCTTCGATGTCTTCGAATCGCGGTGCGTTTTTCGTTCCGACCCAACGTTGATCGATCTTGCCGGTACCGACTTTCTCGGCATCCCAGTACCAGCACCCGAGATGACGAGCCCCGATGTTCGTTTCGCGCCACGTCGCCGGATCATCAGGTTGCGGTTCGAACATCACAACGGCGTGAGTGGTGCCCGCTGGAATGTCACCGATGGGTACGAGGTTCTCGTAAACGCTCGCAACCCATCCCTTCCACTTCACCGTGCGAGGCTTGCCCGTATTGAGGTCGAGGATGTCGAGAGTGACAATATGAGCATGCTGCTTGCCTACCTTCATGATGCGCGGATACAGCGCAGCGGTCTGCGACGTACCGGGATTCACAAACCGATAACCGGTATGCCCTCCGCTTTCACCAAGAGCATTCGTACCGTCGTAGCCCAAGCCGACCCACTTATCGGTAAACGGCCATGTAGCTGCCCGAGTCCTTGGTGGCCCGAACTTCGAATGCTGCACCGCGCTGCCAACCACACGTGATTGAAACGGATGCGTATAAGTCACCGCATCAGCCGGAACGTGCATTCCATTACGCGACCAGCTTCGATCTCCGAGCAGGTACTCAACGATGTCAATCTCGGTGATATCCGGCCGGGCCTTCCAGCCGACGCCGGGCGGCCACGGGGCCGAAATCGGCTCAACAACCGGGCGCAGGTCGCCCACGGTGAGAGTGTCGGAGCCGGAGAGCCCTTCGCCCCGAACCCCAAACGTTGTGCGCGTGAGGGGCACGATTTCGCGATCCACGAGGCGGCCAAAGGTGTCGGCCCATACAACGCGGAGAAATCCGTTCGCCATCACAACGGCGTCTGGTTCGTAGGTGTCACCGCGCGCAATGACAATCCCGTTGTTGCCGGTGCGAAGCAGCAGTCTATCGTCACGGGTGTGCGAGAGCATCCACTCTTCGCCGAGCCAGTTGATGATGTGCGGATGGTACTCTTCTGCACCCTTCAACCTCCATTCGGCGATGTGGCCATCAGGGTAATGCACGCAAGCCCACTGCTCTGCGCCGCGCACCTTCACGTAACAGAGGCGACCGTCCGGTTCGCCGCGCACGTCATGTACCGTGCGCTCAATCAACTTCCCTTCTCGATACAGATCCGCCGTCGTTCCAGTATCGACGCACCAGCAGAGATCAGCGCCAGCGTAGGTTGAGCGGAACACGTTCTGCACTTGACGCCCGTCGGAAGTGATAATCGTGCGGCCCCGGCAGACGGCCCATTGACCGAGGAGATTCGCGCAGAGCGAATCTGGCGTGAAGTCGGTCATCTTTACTTCGACCGTTTCACGGCTGATGCGGTTGTACGCCATCAGCATGCCGTTATCCGGGTACTGCCCCGGATTGGCTGGATCCGGTTGACGGGTGTAGAGCAGTACGTAGTCGTTCAGCCACACCGGAAAGGTGCCGTAGCCGACGAAGAATCCATCAATGGTAATACGAAGAGCGCCCGCTGCGAGATGTTCGCCAGCGGGCGGTGAGAGTCGAGAGAAACGACCATCGCTAATCATCGATGGGCTCCAGTGGTACTGATTGACCGGCGAGGTGATGGGTGCAATCACCGAGAAACTCGATACGACCGTTGCGCACGAACGAATGACAAAGCATGTCACGGCCTGGGTAGCACTCTCCATCGGCGGGTGACTCTCCGCGCGATATCATCGCTTTACCCTCCCCGCTCATTTGGTACCACTGCACTCGAATCGACGGCGACAACGTCGGGCGCACGAGGTCACCGTTCCACTCCCACAATGCTGCGACGCGCGTACCGATCACACGAGGACCATGCCCCATGCCGCAACCAGGACAGTGAAACAGCAACAGCACGTCGCCGTTCACGTCTGGTTGCGTGAGTTCCGCAACCGGCTTGTCATTCATCGAGTCACCACGATAGGTCTGAACGAAGCAGTCGCATCGGTGCAACCGGCGTCATCGACGGCAGAAACGTACAGCCCGAACACGCCTTCCGTCTCCATCATCATCGAGAGGCCAGTTACGAACCGAAGGTCGTCCCCAACAATGGTAATGCCGGGTCGACCATCGATTCGCGCGTCAAGAGTAAGCATGCGGACTGGTCGGAGAGGCGGTCGGTCGGTTCCATCGCCTCGGGTGAGGCGGAATTGGATCCAAGCCCTCGCTCCCTGCGCCACCTCTCGCGACCAGTCCGTCACCTCGATCATGGGACGGTAACCCGAAGCACAGGAGTCGTCCCCGGTGCCGCCGGAGCCGACATTCTGCCGAAAGGGGCGGTGACCGTACTCTCTCCCTCCCCACTTGGTCCGATGGCCGCAACACGCGCAACGTATTCACCCGGAGCGAGCGAATCGAAGAACGCCTTGTCGATGACCATGATCTTGCCAGCCACCGGCGACGGCTTTGCGAGGTTCAACCGTTTGTCAACGACGGTGGGCGTGGTGACCTTGAAAACGCGCAGCTCGTAGCTGGTAAGCACCGGCGTCGTCAGGACAACGGTGTTGTGATCGGCGGAAGCGTCGAATTCGACGGCCGTCGGATTGATGACCTGCGCCGAGGCGTTCGTGGTGACGAACAAGGCGAGGAGAAGACTGATCAGTAGCGCGAGCTTACGCATTGTCATTTCCTTTCGTGGATCTGAGATCCCAAGTGGCGACGTGAGTCGAGGGACGAACGTCCATGTGAACAAACGTGTTGTAGCGGCCGATGCCTTTGAGAGCGCTGCCGGGTTGCTTCGATCTCCACACTACGGAGTCGTAAAGATCGGGCAGAAGATGGCGGTTCTCGCTAGAGAGCGCAAGATCCAGCGCTCGTCCTTCAACGTGCTGCGAGACGGGTGAAGCACCCTCCAATCGGGCGTTGTAGCCCGCAGTGCGGTACGCGGAGTTAATGGTAATCGGCACGTCGCGTCCAGCGCGATGGCACAACTCCGCGCGCACGGCTTCGAACTCCTTCACGAGGATCGGAAGCCTTGTTTCGCGGTAGTCAAGCGGATACGGCGCGATCATGAACGGTCTTGGAACAAATCGGTTCCAGCAGGCCAGTTCATCCCACGTGAGATGCTCGCTAGGTCTGTTCATGGTGTTTTCGCCGCTACGACGGTGAATGGCTCGCTATGCGCTCGCACCGCGTTATGAAAAAGAGTGGGAAGTGGGAGCCGTACCGGATGCACAATCGATAGCACGGCAACGTACTGCCCCGGAGTTACTTCGTGCGGAATAGGAACCGGTATTCGTATGACATGCCCTCGCTCGTCTTCGGAGTTCGGAGGCAGCGCCGCAAGGGTGACCGGAAGAAGCCATATCGTGCCGCGACTGGCCACCATGACACCGATAAAGGTCTCGTTGTCGAATGGCTTATTGTAAGCCATGACAAGATAGAGAATATCTCCCGCTTCAACCTGCTTGTTCTTGTTCTCGATAGGGATCGGTTCACTCACGTAGATTGGGCGAGAGGGCCACACGATGTAGCCCACCGTCGTGAGAAAGATCACGAGCCCAACCCAAATCACTGCCATCGCGAGTCGGTACGGCCAAATGACGGGGGTAGTCATGGCGTCCTTGTTTTCAGAATGACCAAGCCGAGGATTGAGGCTAGCACCGCTGCCAGCACGAGCTTGATCGCGTTGTTGACAGTGTCGCGGATGGGAGCAAACTCCTCGACGCGGACGTGGTTCTTCAGCGCTTTCTCGAGTCGTTCATCGATAAGGTCAGGCACGGCATTCACCGCATCCCTTACAGACTGAACATCGGATCTTAGGTTCGAAAGTTCTGTGCTTATGAATGGCAGTTGCGCCGCCAGAGTGGCAATCGCAACCTTGAGGGATTCGTTTTCAGGCACGTCGGCTCCGGGGGGGTGTAGATCGACGGTCTGCGCCTGATCGTCGATCAATGAGAGTCATGGCGCACGCTTCCTTTCGAAGACGCGCAAGTTACCGGCCGCCGAGAAGAGCTTCGAGACGAGCGAGACGTGTCTTTAGATCGTCGATTTCAGTTTGCTGCGCCTTAATCGTACCTATCAGGTACCCGATAGCGTTTGCCGGGTTGAGGCTTTTACCACCATCCATGCAGAATTCAGGTGTATCCTCGCAGGTAATACCGGTGAATGTTTCCCCACCAAACGCGCCGGACTTGTAAGTGAAATCCCATACCGGTGCGAACAACACAACGTTTCGCATGGCTTCGTAGTCAGTACGCTCATGTAGCACGTTCTTAAATCGACGCGACGAGGTCTGTGTGCCGACGACCGTACCAGTGGTCGTATCGTAGTTGGGCGACCCGAGCGATTCGGACGGCGGCGCGGAGTTGATCCGCAGGTTCCCGGCGTTGTCTGACCACACGTAGTCGATGGTGCCGCTACGGCGATACATCGAAAGGTTCCCGGCAGCGCCGTTACCTGAGGAATTATTCCCCGATCCGATGAAGGATCCGTAGGCTGATGCGCCCGTGCCCCATGCGCCTGCGAGCGTATCAAGCGTTGGGGAGCCCCCACCAGTGGAACTGATCTTCACTCGGTCTGCACGCGTCGTCGTACCTGCATGGGTCGTACCAATGGAAATGTAGGATCCTCGCGCCGTGCTCGTGTGATTTTCCGTCGCGTACGCGTTAATTACGCTGCTAGCGACGAAACCCGTCGTCGTTGCGTAGCCTTCGAAGGCGACGAGGCCGTACCGCTCACCGGACAGCATCTGTGTTGGTGATCCGGATGTTCCATGAGCCGTGCGTGATTTCAACACGCCAACGAGTCCGGATCCGGCACCGATGTAGGTTGTCGCCTGTAAGTTCGCTGACGCGGCATCCTGCACGACCTCCATGATTGGAGTCACGGCTGCAATGGACGTCGCCGCCGTTGCCGTGATTGTCTGCGTGGCGCTTGGGCCTGCTGAGTACAGCTCGATCCGCGCGCCGCCTGCCGTTTCACTGTCGGTCGCGTTCGAGGTGTTCGTGCCCTCTGCGGTGATGTGCAAGTACGCCGCCTTCGTCGATGCGCCCGTTGCGTAGGCGTTCCTCGTTGTCAACTTCACGTGCTTGACGGTGTGTGCCGCGTTTTCGAATGCCGTCGTGCCAAAGATTCCAACGGAACCCGACGGTCCCATGAACTCGAAATTGCCTTCCTTATCGTAGATGTCACTGAACGTGCTCGACTGGACGGCCACTCCCTTCCACGTGCTCGACAACTGCACGCGCAGCACGTTGTTGGAGTCGTACCACTTCAGCCCGTTCGAGTCGAAGATGCCGCACCACGTCGAAGCCGATCCGCAGTTCGCCGTCGTCTGGATCGATCCGGTGACCGTTGCGTTCGTTGCCGTCACTGCACCAGCGTTTGTCACTCTAAACGGTGCGCTTCCCGGCGTTGCGCTACCGGCGTAGATAGCGGGATTCGTTCCGCCTGAATCCAATCCCACCGTTGTGGCCCCGCTGCCCGAAGTGAGTGCCGACGTTCCAATCGACCAGCCACCAATTGCGCCCGATCCAGCCGTAATCGATCCAGTCACACTCAAGATGTCAGTTCCGCTATCGTAAGCGAGCAGATTCCCACCGGGGTTTCCGATGCGGAACTTGTAGGTACCGCTATCGCTCCCTTGCCAGATGCCCTCACCAGAAGCGTAGGTGGTTGGGGCCGGGTTGCCGACGGCAAAGTACGGGTTGCCGCTGTTACGGCGCATAATAATGTTGGCGCTATCGGCATCCCACAAACTGAAGTCAATGCCGTGCAGATCAAAGTTCTGATCAGAAGCACGGAAAAACTGCCCGTTGACTGCGTTGTAAGATGGACCCGCAAAGATCCCGTACTCGTCGGTGCCTGTGATACCGCGAAGCTGACCGAATCGAGCAAGAGCTGTGAAGTTTGCCGCAATAGGCGAGGTCGTCCACTTTTTCACTCCGAAGTACGGAGCGTTGACGTTGTTCGACCCATCCGTCACTGTGGCTTCAAGCACGCCATCGGCCGTAACACCGTAGTTCAACGCTTGCACCTTCAACGGGATGCTTGTGCCTCCCGCCATTGAACCACCGTTCGCACCGGCCGGTCGTGTAAAAGTCCAAGACTGATAACCGTCGTTGCCAGCCGTACCATCCGCGTAGGCAGTTACGACGCCGATGCAGTCACTCACGTTCAATTCGGCGGCGCCATCCGTCCCACTATCTGCCCATGAAAGGGTACGAATGGAAACGTAGTCGTTCGCCTGAAACACCCGAATATTAGCCGCGTTTGGAAAGTCACGGAACCAATAGGTCTCAGCAGCACCAAGCGTCGGACAGGTTACCGCGCCAGCTACGGTAGATTCGCCAGCAAGTTCTGTTACCGATTTTGTCCACTGCATGGACCCATTCACCGCCTGCGTCTGTTCGACGGTGAAAAGCTTTACCTTCAACTGATCGGAAAAGAGATCGCGAAAATCCGCGTTACCTCCGTAGTCGGCTTGCCAACCAGTTGTGCGCGATACGTAGTTTGCGCTTCTTACGTACTCACCGGCGGCCGATCCAAGATTGAGATTGTCAAGGATATCAGCCGAGTCGTTGAATGTAAGATTGCCGGTACTATCACTGATATTGCCCTTAAGATCCGCAGTGCTTGTCACGGCAAGCGTACTACTAAACGTACCCGTCGTCGATGACAGGGCCTGCGTCGTCGTGGTGCCGCTGCTTACCGTCAACCCACCACCGAAGGTTTGCAGGAATGCACCATACGTATTTGTTTGATCCGTATGCACCGTCGTAGCCGGTGTCATCGCTTTTGTCATTGACTGAAACGATGGCAGGCCTGCCCCGGTTGAACGCGCGAAAATCGTGTTGGCCGACTGGGATGCGAGCACAAACGTGAAGGCACAATCACCAGTGGTACAAGCCGATACCGCATCAAAAATCGAGGGTAGTGTGAAGGATACGCCGGTGATATCGCCTGCCGGGCATGCGCCTTTGACCACGACGCCGGTGCTACTGTTGATCCAGAGGCACTCGGTTTCCGAAGCCCGAGATGCGAGTGACAATAGCGTCAACTTCTGTCCAACGATGTCTTGTGCAGCAGCCGATGAATAGAAGCACACCAGCATCAGCAACGCGATCAGCGCTCTTTTTACCATGACAAGTAGGCTCCTGCGACCCACACTGTTGCCGCTGCGTTTGAACCCTTGATTTGCAGTCGATATGCGTTCACGCCTGCAATGGGAGTGAATTCCACGTCCACGTAATGACCCGCTTCGCCGTAGCCCCATCCCGTGTTCGTCGAAGCAGGTGAGATCGCGCATTGCGCGATGACCGCTCCAGCGCTATCGACGGCTACGACGCGAGTCTGTACGCTTGTGCCCGCATCGTTTGTCTTCTGATGACAACGAAATCGTCCGACGGCGGATACATTGAGAATCTTGTCGTTGAACTCAGGCGCGTCACGCCAGACGTTACTGGTGTACCCGTAAAGACGGCTACCCCCAAGTTCCACAATGGCAACCCCGGATCCTCCGGTGCCGCCGCCGCCGGACGATGTGTTATTGACGATAGTCAGTGCGCCGCTTACCGTGGCGTCTCCTGCCCCGCCAAACATCGACGACTGCCGCCAATCATCGCTGAAAACCGTACCTTCGATGGCGGTGACTTCATGAATGACAACGTTCGCGCTTTCACCGGCGTCACGACTGCGCTTGGTAACATCGGTGATCAAGTACTGCCCGTTGATACCGCGCTTCGCGTACTGAATCGTTTGCACCTGACCGGGATGCAAGCCGGTCATGATCGTGGTGTAATTGACCTTCTTCGGGACGTTCAACGCCAATGTCAGGGCGTTATCGCACAACTTCTGTGCGACTACGGGGTCGGTCAATCCGGGGATCTTGATCGTGCGTTCGACGGGGTTTGTAGCAAACGAGGAGTGACGCGAGTCAACGTACCGAATCAGCGTGCGCTCATCATTGCCACCTTGTAGCGTCGTAAGATCAAGGCCGCCTTCCCACAACCACTTTGCACCGGTGTTCGGTGAGTTATCCGAATGCACCGACTCAACAGCGATGGAGTTTCCGGCAGCACCGGGCTCATGGGCCTTGGCCGCGATGTTCGCGTCCGTAGCTCCGATAGCACCCATGTAGGTGTAAGCCGAATCGTTCAACTCGGTGTCTGAACCGTAAAGCGTCCCACTACCAGCACCGAGATTGATCGCGGCTACGAGATTCTGCAGGCTAGTTTCTGAGTCGACACCAACCTTGACTTGGTTTGCGGTGGTACCGACTGAGTTCTTAAAGGTGTAAGTCGTCGATCCGAGCTTGACTTTATCACCGTCCACAAAGTTCGTGGTGACTTGCAGGAAGCCCCAAGCAGCGACGGGGGCGTCGATAGCGTCGAAGAGCAGAATGATGCGGTTCGCGTAGTTCAGGCTGGATGGCTCGACGCGAAGGTCGCCAATGATCCGCTGGTCGCCGTCGATCATGTCGAATGGCGCAGGGTTCGTCGATGGAAGGAAGACCTTCAGCTTCTTATTGTAGTCGATGTTCCAGATGTACTTATAGGTCGGATCGAGCGCGCAAATCTCATTCAGGAAGTTCGACAGCATGCATCGATCTTCGTAGTCTCTGAATGATAAATTCGGCAGCGTCGGCCCGGTGACTTGCGCCGCATCGAGCGTCACACCGGCCGGAAAGAAACCGGCAGCCTCCGCGCTTTGCAGCACGCTCTTGAGGGTTGCCGAATCCAAGTCGAGCAATACGAATCGGGTATCGGCGAGCGCGTTGTAGTCCGTGCAGGAGATCTGCGCGATGACCTTCGTCGATGGCTCACTACTGACGCCCGTCGCTACCGGCGTGTCGATGTTCCCGCCGAAGATGCGTTCGAGGCTTTCAATGAAGACGACCTCGTCGCCGAGCGCGGGCATGCTCGCGATAGTATCGGCGACCAACTGAAATGAAAAAACTGACCGGTTGTTGATCGATTCATTGATCGTCCAACCGGGCAGAATTTGTTTTGTCGCGCCATTGATGGTCAGCGTGCGCGTCGGCATTAGCGGCGGCCCCTTCCGAGACCGTGCCTACGCTTCGTGATCACCATCGCCTCTGCGACCTTGATGCCTTCCATGATGACCGGAGCCATCACAAACTCCTGACCGCCTCCGCGTTCGTACTCACGATTCTCGGCGACGGTCAACACGCGTTCGCCGGGCGTCAGCATGGCCGGAACCGTATCGGTTCCTCGCACTCGGAATCCACCGGATGCGTAAATCACACCACCACCGGCGCGACCGGTAGCATCGGGACCACCGTCGCCACCTTGCTGCTCGTATTTCCAAGGGATTACGATGGTGTGATTGCTTGCTCGGTCTGCTGCGCCGCCGATGCCGTTACCGATCTTGTCGATCAACTCGTCGAGCTTCGTAATCAGGTCTTCGAACATGCCCGACAAGTCAGCCGCAAAATTCAGCTTTGAAACGTCGGTCAGTGCGTTGCCAAACTGATCGACGAGCCCGTTTGGCCCACCGGCCGCAATCAGTTGCTCAATGATCGGTTGCATTGCGCGCGGCAACTCAGCGCCAGAAGCGAGCGCCTTTGTCACCATGTCTTGGATGTCATGGTGCATGCCGGTAGTCACCGTCGTGATTACGCCGCCAGCATCCAGATAAGACTTCTGAGCCTGCGCTGACATCGAGTCGAAGCTCGCACCGGTATCAGTGACGCGCTTCGTGGTGTCCTTCATCAGGGCTTCGAAGGGCACCCCGGCTTCGGTCAACGTTTTGAAGTCGGCTGCAATCTGGTTCGCGGTTTCAGTGATACGAAGTTGCTGCACTTTTGGACCAAGATCATCCAGCTTCAGTCCGTAGCGCTCCGCAGCCTCTGTAACTTGACCTAACGACGGCCCGGCCGTCTGCGTCAACCCGAGCATCGCGCGTGCAGCCTCGTCTGTCAGGCCGCCCATGCGGATCAGCTTTTCCAAAATCGGCTGCAACGCCTGCGGAATCTTCACGCCGGTCTGCACCGCATCAGTCACAAGCTGACTCAGCGATGGACCCATACGTCGAATCACAAGATCCGAGTCTGCACCCGCTCTTGTCAGGAGATTGAAATCGCGAATGAGGTTCTGTGCGGTCTCGGTAAATGACAATTGCTGCATTTCACTTCCGAGATCGCGCCAAGTCAGTCCGTAAGTTTCCAGCGCTGACTGCAAACCTTCCATCCTACCTTTGAACTCCTCCATCAACTGCTGGAAATGTTCCAATCCGGCAACCGACTGATCGCCCCAAGCCGCTGCAAGATCCACACCGAGGATTTGACCGTATCGGTCGATTGCCTGCAGCGATCCGTAGGTCTTGACTAGCTCCGCTTGGTACTCACGAATCTTCTTCGTAGCGTCGTTGTTCTCGGCGGCCTTCGCGGCCCCACCGGAGTTCCAACCGCCAATCATACCGCCGATGCCGCCAACGATCCCACCTACGACGGCGCCGGTAACCGTGCCGATGCCGGGTACGATAGATCCAATGGCTGCGCCAGCACCTACGCCAGCAGCCGCGCCACTCAGACCGCTAACTGCGGCGCTACCTCTGCGACCCTTATTATCACCAAGCAGTGAGTTGAGCACCGATGCCGCAGTGCCGAACGCGGCTGCAATGCGCGCAGCACCAGACTTGGATTTGTCAACCATGACTTCCAAGCCTCGCGCAAAGACGTGAATAGCTTGCGCGACGTTGCTGTTGATGCCCTCAAACATATCGCCGAAGGCGTCGGCGACTTCGACGGCGATCTTGCGCCACTTCTCAGCCGGGGCCGCAGCATCCATCGCCTCTTGCGCCCGCTTGAAAGCAGCTTCGATTTGATCTGCGGAGTACAACCCGCTTGCCTTCATTTGGCTGTAATCACGAATTGCGTCGAGCGCCGTCTGCTGCATCTCACGGCGAGTGAGTACGCCCTGAGCGCGCATGCGCGTTTCGATGGTGCGCGAGGTGCCGTTGGCAATGGCAATCTCTTCGTTTGCCATCTTCCGACGGAGACTGATCTGTTTGTCGATCTCACTCGCTTCGTACGTGCCCATCAATTTGAACTGCTCAAGCCGATCCAATTCGGCCTGCAGCGTTTTCTGAATGGCGGCCACGCGAGTGGCGGCCGTTTCACCGGCCGAAGCCACCATTTTCTGCTTGTATTCGTTTTCGAGTGAGACGCCTTGATCGTAGAACGCTTGCTGCTTATCGTGCCATGCTTTCCATGCGCTCATGCGAGAAGCAGCCACCGTTTCTTCATCCGAGGCTGACTGCTTCACCGTTTCGATGTAAGCGTTCAAGCTATCTGTTGTGACACCGTAGCTGTAAGCAATGGCAATGAGTGATTCGCCGTTCTTCTGACGAAGTGCAACCTCTTCAGCCGTAACGTTTTGAGCGGTCAGCGAGGCTGCAGCAGCCGCACGAATCGCTTGAACGTTGGCCGTGTAAGCGTTGTAGGTCTCCTGCATCTGCGGAGTTAGAAGCTGACCAGCAGCGATCATCTTGTCGAACTCACCGACAATCTTCTGCTGAATCTCCCAACTGCTACGCTGCGATCCAGAAAGACCTTCGAACATCGCCGCGAACACTCTTACCGGTTCGACTGTATCGACGATTGACTTGCGAAGATCCTTAACCTTCTGCGCGAAAGACTCGGCATCCTCCGCACCGGTCTTCAGCCAGCCACCACCACCACCACCAGGCTTTTCACCCATCTTTTTGATGAGAGCGTCAAGCTCCGGAGTCAGTTGCGCGCCTTGTGCCTTCAAATTGGCTGCTTCCTCTGCGAGCTTTTTCAACCCCGCATTATCTCCAGCCTTCGAAAGCAGCTTCAACTGTTCGGTCATGATGGACACGGCCGTTGCGCCGTTGTCCTTCAGTTCATGCACCTTCCGCACAGCATCGGTCACGAAGTTATCGAGATCGACGCCGGTTTTCCCGGCCTCTTTGCCGATCTGAGTCATGCGGTTTTGGAAGTCGAGCATCTCCGGAGTGACCTTGACGTAACCGGTATTGTCACCCCAGTCCTGCACCGCTTGATCAAGTCCGAGAAACTCACGACGAGCCTGTGCGGTTTCGGCCGAGATAACGTGCAGCTTTTCAGCCAACCAGATGACTGATCGCTGCACGCTTGCAAACGATCCGAGCCACTTTCCAAATTCCCATGCGGCCCATGCCGCTGCCAACGGAATCAACACCCACTTGATCGCGAGCAACGCGGTGCCGAGTGCGACGGAAGCGCTTGCAGCAGCAATGCTCGCAACCCGATGCGCGTTCATCATGAACGTCGAGCCGCCGATAGCGGTTGTCAGCGTCATGTAATCCAGTGAAAGCGCGAATACCACTCCGCGCATGAAAGCCTGCACGCCAGCCAGTAGCTTCGTTGCCGTCGCCTGCGCTGCTTGCGCGCCAGTTACAACCCAAATACGCGTGCCGAGCGCGACGAGAGCATCGCTAATGCCGATAGTGACAATCGACCAGATCGCTTTGGCGTTTGTGATCGCCGTCGTAGCCGTGGTCGCTGCCACCTGCGCGATAGTGCTCGTCGCAATCGCCGTCGAAAGCGTACCGTAAGCCTTCGCGACGGCCCCAATGGGCGTTTGCCACAGCCAAGTGAGATTCTGGAGGTTGTAGACGGCTCCGGTCAAGTTACCGATAACGTTGATGCCAAGATCGAGCTTCGACATCAGCGCCGCAAACGGCGTTGCTACCGCGTTGATCGCAATGGTGTACGTACCAATGGCAATCGCCGATTCAAGAGCGCCCTGCGTCAAGCGCTGCAACCACTCCGGAAGTTCAGCCCACGCTCGCTTCACTTCTTCGATAGCGGTTCCAACGAACTGCAATGCCGTCTGCAGTAGATCCCACGCCTTCTTTCCTACCGTAACGAGCGTGTTAGTGATCTGCCATCGCTCGTTGAAGTCGACGAGCCAGTTCCAGATTTCACTGATCTTCTGCTTAACTCCTTCGATGAACGTCGCGATCTTTGGAGCTGCTTCCGATACCCCATCAGCAAAGCGGTTCGCCCAAGTCATCAGGAAGTCGAGAGCCTTCTGACTCTCGCTGCCTACGACGCGAGCAAACGCCGCCTTGATGGAGTCCAGTGCTTTGTTGATTTGCGGAGACGCGGCTACGGCCTTTGCAAGGGAGTCGGTCCAATTGCCAATGGCAATCTTCCCTTGCATGATCTTCTCTTTGAAACTGACTTCGGACACGCCGAGTGTGTCAAGCTTCGTTTTCATAGCTGCCAACATGGCGTTACGATCCGCCTGCAGCTTGCCTTCGTAGCTCAACTCACTGCGTGTTGCGCCGAGTGATGCCGCAAATTCTTTCTCGGCTTTCACCAGATCGACTTGAATGCCGAAGCGCTTCAACGAGCGCGTATTGCCGGTGAGCAAGGCACTACTCAGGGTATTCAGCCCGCCCGCTGCATCCTGACCAGTAGCCTTGCCCATCTCACGAGCGACGGCGCCCATGAGTTCCATGTCCTTACCGGACAACTGCATTCCGGAAGACAAGAGGCGGTTCGTGGATTCCATGAGCACCATCGAATCGACGGTGTCCTTGACTCCACGACTGAGTCCGTTGATCAGCTCTTCGCCTGTAGAACCGGCAGTGCGCGCCAGCCGATCAAACGACTCCTCGACGCCGAGGATGACAGAACCCTTTTCACCAAGCGATGTGATGCTAATGGCAATCCCCGTTACGGCCGCGCCAATAGCACCTGCCGCGATAGCAGTTGCACCAAGCGCACCGTCGAAGCTCTCTGCGAAGCGCTTCACCGAGGAGGTGATTTGCGTCAGCTTTCCTGTCAGTTGATCTTCAATTGCGATCTGACCTGTCAGTGAGCCGATGTCCATTTAGGTGTCCCGTCCCGGTACCGAGTAAGCAGTGGCAATCATGTAAGCGATAGCCTTTTGCTGCTGCCAAGTCTGTTTTTGCGGCTTCTGCTCTTCCTCGTCCCACTTCAGCAGGAATTCACTGAGGTTCTTTCGGTGCTTCGACTCAACAGCCATGTTATACACGGTCATTGCAATCGATGCGGCCCGATAGTCGGCTCGCGCTTCGGAAAACGGATCCATCCGCGCGTAAGCTTCCCACTCAACGAATTGCTTGGCGGTGATTGACCGAAGCATCGCATCTACGTTTGCGTATCCCAGTCGAAGTGCTAACTGGTACGCGAAGCGTCGATGCGGGCTTCGCTTCAGTCGTTTTTTGCCTTGCCCTCCTGCTTGACGTTCATCCCGTTAAGTTCGAGGATCTGTTTGACAATCCTCTCCGTCACCTTGTGGCTCTTCCGACGGAGCACCGCGATGTGCGAGTCGTTGGCGATGGACTTGCCATCGGCATCGACGAGGCTCTTGGTGATCAAGCGCAGACCGGCTGTGCGCTTGGCCTCGCCCTCGTTGGCCTCGCTCCACTCGATCAGGTCTCCGGCGGTCAGGGACTGGATGCGGAACACCTCGCCGTCCTTGAACCCCGGAATGGTGGCGTACTCGACATCATCGGCCTTCATGATGTCGTCCATCGACAGAACCTTCTGATTTTCACTCATGACTGAACCTCTCCCACGCAGGTTGTTTGTTTTGCCCGGTCTCACCGATCTACGCTACTCGCCCCTTGAGACCGGGCCAGAGAGAAGCGCGAAGCGCTGCGTGGGGCAGCTTGCTACCCGACGACGACCCCGCCGATGGTCATCTTGCCCGAGGGGCGGATCGTGACATCGGCCGACAGCTTGCCGTCGACCGGCGCCTTCGGGGAAATCGACTGGACCTGACCGCTCATGACCCACACGACGCCGTCGGGGAAGGTGATGCGATAACCGTCGATGGGCGGCGGCTCCGTGATCATCGCCTTCATCAGACCGGTGAGGTGGTCGTGAGAACCGTCGGTGTTCAGGAAGTTCAGCGACATCGTGAACGCGCTGCGGCGCAACACGCCGAGCACGTACGCGTCGATGTTCCGGTCCTGAGTGGTGGCGTCGAACTCATTGCGCGAAAGCTGCGGGGGCGTGACGTCCTGCATTTCGGCAATGTTGGTGAACACGGTCGGCGTGGCCGAAAGGGCACGCGCGACGAGTGTTCCGTGACCGCTGATGGCGATGCTCATTGTCTTTCACTCCTCCTATGAGGGTTCTTTTTCCGCGTCGATGTTGAACACCACCATCGCGCGACCTACGTCGTCCGATCCCGCGTCAGTCGGGAGTTGCCTCGCCGTTACGCTGACATACCAGACGCCTGCAAGGTTCTGATTGAAGATCCCATCGAGTGCATCGTGCGCGGCTGCTGCCATCGCACGTGCTTCGGTGTAGTCCTTCGCCCTTACGCTTACCTGCGCTGTAGGTCTATGCGTTGCCGCCGAAGCCTTGTTTTGGATCCTCGTCGATCCAGTACCGCCGGTCTCCTTCAAGGATAGGTACGGCCCATCCCCGTTCGGAGGTATTGCCGCAGAAGATAGGAATAACGATTGACCCGGAATTCCCACTCCCTCCGTTGCCAACCACGCAGCAATCTCATCGAGAAACGGCATCTAGAACCTCACCTTATTCAGGTGGACGCGATCCGCAATGCGCCCGGCCATGTACGGCCTCGATTCGTTGATCACCGACTCCAAGAACTTCGCCTGCCCCGTCGTATGGTGAAAATCCAAGTTCTCGTGCTGCACGACGGCGTAGTCTTCGGCCGCCCCTCCGTAACTCATGGTCACCGAGATGTGCTTTCCACGCCGGTCAGGCCGCGCCACCTGCCCGCTGTCGCGAAGCGTTCCCGGTACCACGCCCTTTGGGGCCGGGAGCGGCGACACCGGGCAACGACGCTTGCTTTCGGTCATTTCGATCTGAGCTTCCTGATACATCGCAGCGGCGACGTGATCAGGAAACTTCGTCGCAATGCGCTGGAGCGTTCGCACCATCGCTTCACGACCTCGAAGTCGACCGGTCAGCTTCATGCGGTGATACCCTTCATGACTTCACGCCACTGCTCACCGATGAACGCCCATGAAAAACGCTGCTCGTGCGCGCAGTCCAAAGCACGCGTACCCCAATGACGGCGCATCCGCTTACTGGAGTACATCGTCTGAAGAGCCTCGATGAAGTCCTCCTCGTTGGGAACGCCACCGATCACGTTCACGTAAGGCGGCCCAATGCAGGTTGTATCGCAATTCACTTGATACGCTCCCTGCGAGGCCCAATCACCAAGCGCCGACCACTGAGGTACAATGCATGGAACGCCGCAAGCCATTGCTTCGAGCGTTGTCAATCCCATGCCCTCGCCCTGCGTCGTGCTAACGCAAACGTCGAACGAGTTGTAAGTGTCGCGCATGTGCTCGTCGGAGGTGCCATACCATGTAGGAGGCTCCATCAACGCGAGTCGATCCGCTACACCGTAGTACTTCGCCAACTTGGCGACGTCTACGCCAGTATCGCCGGTGGGGGCGGTATGCAGGTAGAGGTACGCATCCTTGATGTCGAACTGCTGAATCCACTTCGCGAAGTAACGCACGCACAGATCCCACCTTTTTCGCGGCTGATTGCGATTGACGTTACCGACAAAGTAAGCGTCCATCAGCACTTCCGGAATCCCGATGCGTTCGCGCGCCATCTTCTGATCTACGACGGTGAAAATGTCGAGATCGACGCCGAGTGGAATCACGCTCGACGTTCCGGTGTATCCGCCTTCGACGGCCTCTTGGCGCGCGAACTCAGTCCAGAAGATCGCGTGCGTCAGTCCATTCAGCCAGTTGCCGCCGCAGTTCTTTCCGTCAACGGCTACAACGCCAACCACGGGAACGTCCTTGTACTCCTCGAACTGCTGCAACTTTTTGAGGTAGCCGGGAAAGTTCCACGGATCATTCTGAATGACAATCACATCGGGCTTGACGGTATCGCACATCCAGATTGTCCGGCCGATCCCGAACATATCACCACCGGCTGCGGCCGTGTAGATGGGATACGGATAGCTATGAGGATCGCCACGGTAGTTGATACCAAGCACCGTAATTGCGTAGTACTCTTTCAGCGCATCCAGTACCGCATGGGTCGCACGTGCGAACCCGCTTGGACACGCAGCATCACCGATCCATAACAGCTTTTTCATTGCCCCACGCTCTGAAAAGTGTATGACCAGAAGTCTGCAGCAATCGACGCCCAGTCAAAGCGTCGAATGATCCGCCTGCGCTCGTCGAATGATACCGGCTCAGGCGGCGTGGACATGATTCGAACAAGGTGAGCGACTAGCTCCTCTCCAGAGCACTCCGGTACGAACACCGCGTGTCCGTCATACCAGTAGTGCATTTCAGGACGGTCGAACAGAATCGGACGTGCGCCGCAACAAAGACCTTCAAGGACCGGCAGTTCAAACCCCTCGCCATGCCGAAGACCAGACACCCACTCGGTGCGCTCGTAGATGTGCAGAAGTTCCTCATCGCTAATGGCAAAGTGAAACTGCCAGTGGCTACCGGGTGACTCGGTGGACATACCAACCGGAAACGGCCCGATATGCGAAACTCGCTTGCCGAGCTTTCCAGCAGCGATAGCCACTTCCTCAATGGCTTCCGCAGATGATCCCGAAACGTATCCGGTTGTAACAGCACCAATGGTGCGCGGTGCGTAGCCCGAACGGTGACCGGCAAAGACCTCATCGACGCCGAGCGGCGCGTAGAACGACGGGATGTGACGCTCTTCTTCGGTCATATCGGGATTATCATCCCGAATCATCTGATTCAGATTGTAGTAGCTCCACACGCACTTGGCTTGCTTCCACAAGGGAAGCCACTTCCGAGTGTGCGGCTCCTGCGTAGTTCGTACGCAGTACTGAATCATCGCGAAATCTTGTCCGCGATCAATGCAGTCCTGCACGGCCCCGACGGCATCCGGGTACCCGATCACCGGGATCACCACGAGATCCGCCAGTGCAAGTCTCTCAACCACCGCAGCATTCGGTGGGAGATACTTCACGAGCGCCTTGTCTACGCGGAACATTGCGCGAGACAAGTGCGACGGCGAATTGACGTAGACCCTCATGGGTGATGCACCTTGAAGCCGGGATGAACTGCTATGCGATAACCACGTTGACGAGCGCCTTCGCACCAGCCCACCAAGCAGTAATCATTTTCAATTCGGCATTCACGAGCTACGCTACCACGCATGGTCAAGCAGCTTCCTACGCTATCCACTTCGGTCAACCCGGCATTCAGTCGAGCAAACGGAGCGAACGGGCCGAATCGTTCACCGCGCATGCGAAACGCCCAGATATCGTAGAAATGCTCGCCAGCCATCACCATCGGCGCGAATACGTCAAACCCTTCATCACGCCTGAAGGCCATGTCAATCAAGGATCCAACCGTGTGCGGATCCCATAGCAGGTCGCATTCCACGTAAAGCAGTACGTCGTCGGTCTCTCGTACGCCGTTGAAAATCGCGTTGCCCACTTTCGAGAGCGTTTCTAACCGTTCGACTTCCTCAGTAGAGCCGAACCATCGCTTCCCATGTGAGCACTCTACGAATTCGATCCCAAGCCCCGCATCAGTAGCGGCCCGCATCAAGGCCAACCGCGTGTCATCGACGGAGTCGCCTTCGGCCGCAATGATTCGAACGGTATGATCGGGACCGGCGTGCTCCTGAAGCCGCCGCACCTGTGCAATGTATCGATGCACAAAGTGACTGGCGTTTCGGAATGCCGACCCGATGGCAATGTTCACCGCACGATCCTCTTGGCCATGAACTTCGCCGGAACACCGCCCCAAATCTCCCAGTCAGGGATGTCTTTCGTCGCAACCGCACCCGCAGCCAACACCGCACCCTCACCGAGTGTGACGCCGGGAAGCACCGTCGCACCGCTGAGTACGCATGCGAAATTCCCGATGCGAGTAACCGAGGCCTGAATCCGCTGCGTGTGCGACGGAGCGCACGCCGACATGGTCATGGCGTCGGCTTGATTTGAACCCGAGATGATCTTTCCGCCACTGGCGACGGCGGAAAAGTCACCGAGACTCAACATGCCGCCACCGATGCCGAGATGCGCAAAGCTTGCGATGTGAACGTAACGACCGATGGTCAGTCGCAGGCCGCCTTCGAGCTTGACGAAGCTGTCGATGCGCGATCCACGCCCAATGACAATCTTGTCGACCTTCGTTTGCACCACCGGCTCGTAAATCACCGCCTCCGGAATTAGACCGGCCTGCTCCTGCTCTTCGAGCCAGTGCAGCAATTCCGAGGCCCGCACGGCGAGGAGTCGAGGGTCACCAACCGACGCGAAGTTGATGTCTTCGAGAAACTGAAGTTCTTGAGGAGTCATCGCAGCGCCCTGAGTAGGTTCGAAACGATAAACTGAACATCACGCTTGACGAGCGTTGAGTACGTCGGGAAACTGATACCGTGATCGGCGATGTAACAGGAAACGGGAAATTCACCGTCTTGCTCCTGATACATGGGAAGTCGATGCATCGGCACGAACACCGGACGTGTTTCAATACCACGATCAAGCAGGCGCTGCGCGATCTCAGTAACTGACTTGCCTTCCGGAAGCAGGCCAGTAAACAGCCAAGGAGCAGTGCCGGGAATCTCCGGAAACGAAAGCACTTCAGCAAGCATGTCGCGATAGGTTTGTACCACTTCATGCCGGAATCGAAGCATTTCAGCCAAGCGCTGCAACTGAGTGATACCAATCGCAGCTTGTAGATCGGTCATGCGATAGTTGTATCCAACTAGCTCATGCCAGAAGCGCTGATTCGGCGACTGACCCTGACCACGCAGAAGCCTCAAGTCGTGCGCGAGCGAATCGTCGTCGGTAACGACGGCCCCGCCCTCGCCAGTGGTCATGATCTTGTTCCCGTAGAACGAAAACGTGCCGCACAAGCCCATCGTTCCGCAGGGTTTGCCGTTCCACGAACCACCAAGCGCTTCGGCCGCGTCCTCAATGACAATGAGGTCGTGCTTGTTCGCGAACTCAAGTACTTCATCCATGTTGCACGGCACGCCGTACAAATGCACAACGATCATCGCGCGTGTGCGAGGAGTCAGTCTGCGCTCCGCTTGTGCGAGATCGATGTTCCACGTATCCGGATGAATATCTACAAGCACCGGTTCAGCACCAGTGTAGGTCACTGCGTTCGCGGTGGCTACATAGGTCACGTCTGGTACAAGCACCTGATCTCCAGGTCCGAAGATCGAAGCGCAAGCCAGATGCAATGCAGTGGTTCCACTGGAGCAAGCGATCACATGCTTGACTCCGAGATGCACCGCAAGCAGGTCTTCAAACCTACGTACCGCCGGGCCGTGCGTGATATGCCCTGTGGCCATGACCGCAGCAACGGCTGCTGCCTCAAACGGCCCAAGATCGGGGCATCCAACCGGATACTGGAGGTTACCCAAGGTACACCTCCGTCGCGAACGGCTGATTCGTTCCAGCGTCTACAAAGCCACCGACGTTCAGTACCGGGTTGGTGGATCCGTCGGCAAGTACGATCTCGTCATTGACGCGAATCCCAAAACCACCGGTAGCAGCTACGACGGCGGCTACGTTCAGCAGCGTGATGGTAATGTTTGAGTCTACGATCACGCCGGTCGGTGACATCACCTTACGCTGCTTGTTCTCAACGAGTGCCAGTAGTGTCACAGGCGAACCGAGCTGCTTGACGCCGTACTGGTTCGTCGAAATACAACGACGGTAGGTGACTGAAGCCTGCAGAGACTTCGTCAGGGCATCCGCAATCTTCACCCCGGATCGCACAACGTCGAGGAGACCCATTAGATCGACTCGAAGAGTGCCGTGGTGGGGTAACTGATCGTCTCTTCCGTCAACCACGAATCGACGAGAAGATTGAGGACTGCGTCTGGCAGTACCTGCGGCACAATGCCGTCTTTGAATGACAATGACACGCTACCGGCGCGGAGGGAGGACAAGCCCTGCACCACGACGTCGTTGTCGAGAGTGCGATCTCCCATGCGAAGCTGACCTGCAAGTTCGGCTTGCGCTTCCTTCAATTCAGTCGGGATAACATCCGACGGAATTGCATTGCCATTGCGGTCGAACATGCCGATGCGCGGCCACGAAAGACGCTGAGTGGTGGTAGCCGGGGAGCCGGTCCACTGACGACGCGCACGATAGTATCGCGTACCGCGACTATCTACCATGAGCGTTTTCGCCGGGCGAATAATCGATTCGAGCGTGCGCGCGGCCATGATAATCACGGCCTCTTGTCCGCTCGCGACCCACGGAGTGGCGAGTGGAAGACGCTCTTCGAAGTAGGTGTTGATTTCAGCGTGAGTGGCAAAGCTATTCGCATTTGCCGCGCCGACGGTAGCGATGATCGTCGGCATGACTCACCCCTTCCGCTTGCGACGGACCTTCGGTACGGCCCGTCGAATCTGGCCATTGGGAAGCCGGAAGTACTTCTCACGATCTGACGTGCGGAAGACGTAGGTGCCGTCGAGATTACGCTTCTCTATCGGGACAAAAACCCGATGCCGAAGTTCCTCGACGGGCACCTGCTTCGTGGTGTCCACGGCGTCTACGCCTTCGCCGGATAGTGACCGGTCCAGACTTCACCGTCGCCGTTGACGATTTTCACTTCGCCACTTGCGTCCGTCGGGAGAAGACCGCGCAGTCCACGCTCATCCCAACGAGTGGGAACGATGGCTTGACCGCCGATGGTCAGCACACCAACCCGGCCGAAGTCACCGTTGATGTTGAAGATCGATCCCGGTGCACCGATGATCGATGCGATGGGCTTCGGCTCGACGGGAGCCTTGGAAGGTTCGGTCTGAGGTTCCGCTTCGACCTTGGACTTCTTGTCTTCAGCCATTGCTTGTACTCGCTTTCAAGTTGTAAGAGGCGAGGGTTTGCCTGTCGGCTCACCCTCGCCCGATCCAATTTCACCTACCGTAGAGACCCCCACGATCTCTTGTAGTGTGGGGATCCTTACGACTTGACGCCGAGCACCACGCCGCTGTTGCCGTCGTAGTCCGAGCGGAAGCGCGGAACCATGATGGCCATGACGAGCCAGAACAGCGTGAAGCCGTCGTTGCTCGTCCACGGGATCACCGTCGGACGCTGCCCATCGACGATCTCGACGACGTCGTTCGTCATCTGCACGAGCGCGCACTGATTGCCCGTCGATGCACCGGGGAACATGTCGGTGACCTTGATCTGCAGGCGACGGCCGCCAACCTCGATCCGCTCCAGTCGCTGCCGGATCGTGTCGGTGGTGTTGACCTTGAAGTCGCCTTCGATCAGGTTCCCGGCCTTCGTGCCGACGTACAGGTTGTACGGCCCGTACTTCTTGTCGGCCTGCGCTGCGCCGATCATCGCGAGAACGTCGGTGACCATGCCGGGGCCGGTCGTGCCGATGGTGTTCGCGCCGGTCCAATCAACCGTCAGCGAGACGGTGTTGGCATTCGGTGCGTTGAGCAGGCCCGGCGCTGCGTAGCCGCCGACGTAGAGCGGCTGACCGTCGAGCGTGGTGGCTCCGTTGATCGCGGCGTCCTCAATGGACTCGTTGACCCGGCGAGTGGCCTGCTTGATGAGCGACGTATCGAGGGGCTGACCGACGCGCTGCGACATCTTGAGCGTGCGGATGCCGAGCGAAAAGTCGTCAGTCGTGAGGTAGATGGGAAGCCGGTAGATCGTCCGGTTCGGCATCTGGAACTCACCGCGAGCCGAAGGGCTCATGGTGCGCTGCGCGTGCCCGACCTGATTGACCGATTCCCATTCGAGCTGCGTCACCGACAGCGGATCGGTGAGGGGGTACGTCAGGCCTTCGGCGAGCAGGTCGGCGACGAAGGAGAGGCGCTGCAGCCCCACCTCGACGACGGCCTTGTCAACCATCACCTGCGCCTTGTCGCTGAGTGGCGACAGCGAGCGGAGCGAAGCGACCGACAGGTCACCTGTTTCCGCGAGAGCACGAAGCAACGCGCCAGCGATGGGGCTCTTGCCACCGGCTGCCGTGAATCGCATGTTGTCGAACATGGTGCGGATCCTCCTGATGACGCCGAGGCGTCTAGGTTAGACGGCCTCGACGCGGATGCGCGTCGGCGAGACGGTGGCGTTCTTGTTTTCGAGCGCGGCGAAGAGCGCCACACCCGAGGCGAGCGTGCGGAGCGTGCCGTCACCGGCCGATTCGAGCAGACCTCCGGCCGAGATGTTCTGGCCCGAGTTGATGAACATCCACGCCGACGCGCCGGGACCGAACTCCGATGCCTCGACGAGGTCGTTCGCGGCGTAGGTGTCATCCACGCCCTTGTTGAGCATGCTCTGTTCGGTCGCGACGATCTTGACTGCAGCGCCGCCAGCCGTGGCGTGCTTCTTCAGTCGGATGACGCCGTTGTTATTGAACCGCACGAGCAGATGGCCCGGCTTGATGACTTCCGACGCTGCGAGATCGTTGATCTCCGTGCGTGGGCCGCCGAGCCAGATCGTGTTCGGATCCTTCTGTGTGATTGCCATTGCCTCTCACTCCTCTCCTTCGGGACGGCGATGTGGGCCGTCTGTTTATCGGCCCTGAGCCGCCCGGCGGCGCTCGATGTCGGCGGCGTACGGATCCGGCGGGTTGGCGTAGACGTCGTCTTCCTTCTTCGACGAGAGGACGCGCGGCAGTCCGCGACCCGAGAAGTCCGGCTGCACCTCGATGCGGGCCACGCGCGCCATGCGCTGCAGCTGCTCGATGGGCATCGCGGAGAGTTCGGTCTCCGAGTACTCTTCCTGCGCGGCCTTCAACTCGGCGACGAGTTCGGCCTTGAACGCCGTCTCCTGCCGCTGCTGGCGCGCGATGAGCGAACGCAGGCTCTCCGGCGCATTCGCCATGAACTCCTCTTCGGTCAGGGGCTTGGCCGCCGCTGCCTTGAGGTCAGTCTCCGTCCGCATCCGCGCTTCGCTCGCCACCTTGAAGGCTTCGAGACGGTCGTCGGTCGCGTTGTCGAGCATCGCCTGATCGCCTTCGGTGAACCCGCTGTGCTTGCAGGCGATGAGCGTTGCGATCATCTCCGCACGCTGTTCCTTCGTCATGTTCTTGTCTCCTTTGCAGCCGCAGGCAGATCCCGCGACCTTGTCTGCTGCTGCCGGTGCATCACCTGCCGCAGTCACCTGCTTGTTCTCGACTTCCTGTTCGGGCTTGTTCAGGCTGAGCGCCTTAACGCTTTCGTTTGCAACCGCTTCCCATAGCTTCACCCCGTTCTCGGCAAGAGTGACAATCGGCACGTCCTTCACGAACTCAGCCAGCATGGCGTTGTACGCGGGAGACGGTACGCTTTCACCATGAGGACTCAAGGACTTGATGCACAGCGAGCTGATTCCAGACACCACTGACTGCGCCGAATAAGCCAGTTGCCCGATGGCTTCAAGCCTTGCACGCTCGACGACGGTCTCGTCCGATTCATCGAGGCCTTCAACGTGGGTGCCTTCGGCGCTGATCAACTCGTCCACAAGCTGTCGAATGCGAACGCGAATCCGATCAAGGATGTCGCAGTGATCACGCATCGATTGCCATGTGATGAGTTCGGCATCTTCTTCGGCACGAGCTTCAGCCATCGTCTTCAACTCTTCCTCAGTCACCTCTCGGTAACCTTCGGCAGTGATAAACGCAGCCGCTGCGCGGTTCGCACCGCAGCCCATTTCGGCGCTGCATGCTCCGCGACCCTGCGGAAGAAATGCCAAGTGGTCAGGCGAGATGCTGTTCCAAACGGCCTTATACTTTTTGCCGTTGTACTCACCCGGTTGTGGGTCGGTCGTGACAAAGGCTCCGACGCTCACCTCGCAGAGTTCATTGTTACGAAGTCTGCGAAGCATCTCACTACCACCGATCTGCTCAGTCTTGGCAGGATCGATGTAGGCGTCCATGAGGAGTCGGCGGCCGTCAAAGCGAGTATTGAACACGCGACCGAATGACTGCGACTCAAGCACGCGAGCGTCGTTGGCGCTGATCTGCACCCCGTTACGCGAGGGGTGTCCAAGCATCAGGGGTCGCCCGTTCCACGATTGAGGGGCGACCCCTAATGCGCGTGCGGGCACGTACTCTGGATTCTCTGCGTTTACCGCATGGATCACACCCTCCATGAGCGCGATAACGGGGACCACAAGATGCTCGCGTCCTTCGAACATTTCTGTTCGAGCACGTCCGGTTGCACCGTACAGATGCAGGAGGCGAGCAGTGGGATCAGCCATGTGCCTTGAGCAACGGAAAGCCGCCCGGTCTGGCCGGGCGGACCTCCTCGACGCTCTTAGCATGCACCGGAATCAAGCGGAAATCTCGGCTGTAAACAGGCCGGGCTGTTTACACCCGGTTTCCGCCGTCCTTGACATCTTTGCTAGACATCGCCCGCATGACTGCTTCATGCACGAACTCGGATGCGGTCTGCTTCTTACTTCGCGCGGTCTGGTAGACCCGATCCACTAACTCCGCAGGCATACGGGCAGAGATTACCGCCGTTGCTGGCTTCCGGGGGGTCGATTCACTCATGAGCGCCTCCGCGCTGAGATGCCTTCACTGCATCGGCAACGCGGATGCAGTGGTGGGCCGATGCCGCCGCCGTCGGGGTAATCACCGTCAAGCTCTGCGAGCTTCCCATCGAGACGATCACAGTGATCGCACAATGAAGGATCATCCGTTGCGATCCACTCTCGCATTTCCAATCCAGTGAGCAAGCCTTCCTCGACAGCCTGAGCCCACGCCTCACGCTGACCGGAATTCGCTGCGTCCATCAGTTCGGTCCTTGCAATGAGATCGGCTCGCTCCTTATCGCCGATCACTTGCAAGATGTCCTTGTAGAGTTCACGCGGGCTTCCGCCATCCAACGCGCGTACGACGGCCTGCGCAATGCGCTTGCGAGTCGTCTTGGTAATCTGCCGTACGAGTTCGCCACTATGCTTGCGCGCCCACTTGATCGCTGCTGCGCTTTTGGCGTCGAATTGCATCTCGAACACCGGTGCCGATTCGCGACGGAGGGTACGCAGCGCGTCGTCATCTATAGCCGCCAACGTTCGCGCCTGTGCCCCGAGCCTCGTGACCCCCGCCGCCCCGCCCGCCCCGTAACAACGCTCCAACACGGGCGGCACGGTGCGGCCCAATGCCGCCTCTAAGGCGGCCGGGACCGGCCGAAGGGCCGCGATCAAGGCCCGCCGCTTGGCCGGGCGAGAGTCAAGTTTCAAGGCGCTCAAGAGAGCAACTTTGTCAATCGATTTGCGGGCAGCAGCGAAGGCGTAGTTCAGGGCCACCACCATCTTGGCCTCGTGCGCGTCGGCCGCAGCATGCACTTCGTTCGGAGGGAGTCGGCGGCCGAGTGAGCGCATGACGGTCGCATCGTCATCTCCAGCCCACGCGAGCTTGCCTTCCGCGCGTAGCTTGTCAAGTGCTTCCTGATCGTCAACGATGATGGGCAACTCAAAGGTAGACATGCTTGGCCTCGACCTTTTTCACTCGTGAACCGAGCAATACGAATTCCTTCTTCCCTTTGAGCTGCTTCTCCTCAGGCCAACCGCGCTGACCCTTGGCGCTCTTATAACTCCAGAGTACATCGTCAAAAGTTACTTCAGTCTGAAGGCTGGTGTAAATCGTATCGCTTCCCCAACCATCACGCTTAATGTTCTTTCCCATCATCTTCCCGAATCGATCCACCGTGCGAGCATCCGTCGTCCACGATTCAACAGACGCGGGCGTGTAAGCTTCGATCTTACCACCAATGGCCCTCATGGCTACAAGGGGCTTCGTAGTCAGATCGTCCGTCTTCAATTGCTTTTTGTAGAAGGCTTCCGTTTCAGACTTCAAACGGCGCATGTTCTCGACGGCGCGCGGCGAAAAAGATACACGCGGATCGTAACCATTGAAGGTCCATCCGTAAGACGAATCTTCAAGATGCGCCTCGTAGAATTTACCAGCCTTCAATGGAAATGCTTCTGCAGCAACACCACGCGTGGTGAGCGCGACGGCCGTGTTACTCGCAGAGGCCCAACCACTGAACATCTGCGCACGAAACTCATCGTAATCCTTTGAGTAAAACGCCAATGTTCGAGCAAAGGAATCGATGTTCGAGCGTTCATCGTATGGCTTTGAACTACTACCACCTGCCATCTGCACGCGATCCGCAAAGCGCTCTAGTTCATTTGTAGTCCAGCCGCCTTTGATAAGGTACTCAAGAGAGTCGATAGGCTCCTTGCGGTTCTTTCCATCGGCAAACGTGCGAATGTAAGCTTCTTCGAATCTGTCCCGTTCGTCAGCGTTCATGCCTTCGAGAATATTGAATCGGGATACGGAAGCACCGATAGACGACATCGGTTCGTATCCATTAATCGAACCTTCCGCAACGACGAACAATCCTCTCTTCAATCCCTCATCAAAGGCTTGCTGCGGAGTCCAATTCTTCTCTTCAGATTCACGCTTGAACGCGGAATAAGCGTAAGCGCCGACGCCGTTCTTATCGTAGTTGTTCCGATCCGTTCGGATCTGAACAGGCATGTGCTCTTTGTCAATCAACTTTCCAGAAACATCCAGAAGCTTCACGCGATCTTCCGGACTCATTCTACTGAAGTCTTGCTTCGAATGGTACGCCGGTGCAGCAAGCTCGTTGTAAACGAGCGCCACAATAGCTTGCTGTCGTAATTCCTTCGGAGTCATGGCTTCACGGCCATCCGGCGAGGATCCACCTACCTGACCCGGCCTTCCCGCATGCCCGAAGTTCCCGCTCCCTGCACCACCGGCTGTACGAAGTGGCCGCCGAACCATGTCACCACGGCTATCCACTTCAAATCCGAGCTTCTTGTACCACTGCTTGAGCGGTGCAGACTTGAGCGTTCCCTTCTGACCGGTGTCAAAAGGCTTCGCGGTTCCAGTAATGGTAAACCCGTGCTTGTCTGCGACGTTCATCACCACTTGCATCGCACGAGTACCGGCACCACTCTTCGGAGCAAATGACCGAATCGCGTGCAGACGAATACCGTTCGACGTGCGGCTCAATTCGACGGCGGCCTCGTTGTTGATCACGAACTCACGCTCGTTCATCGGATTGACAAAGCCGAACTGACTCAAGTCCGCGTTGAACGATTCAGCTGCGACGTCCGGTGCCGATCCTCCCACCTGACCGGGCCTGCCCGCATGCCCGAAGTTCCCGCTGCCAGCCCCTCCGGCCGCCCGCAGGTCGCCGTGCTCGAAACCGTTTGACAGGATCAGGATGTCCTGAGCCCTGCGCGCAGCGGCCAACACTATTCTGCGCGTGCGTTCAACTGATCCCGGTGCGTTAACGGTGCCCAGTTCACCGATGAACTCATCGAGCGCCTCAACGGAGCCATCTTTGATGAACTGATCCACCGCATCCATGTCAGTTTCGGACGCGATCCAGTCAACGAAGTCTTCCCATCCCTGAATCGACGGGCCGTCGCTGACATAACCCCGTGAGTCGAACAGGTAATAGCTCATCGCACCAACTCGCGAAGCTCTTTGACGGAGACGCGTTGCATGGATGACAATCGAAACGAGCCGAAGCCCTTTCGATAGTAGAACGTGCGCTGCCCACCGCGCAGATCAATCGCGATGGTATGCCCGGTAGCCTTGTGCGCCTTAACCCACTCCACCTTACGCGCGAGTGAATCGGGGTGCATGGTAATCTTGTCGTTCTTCCCGGCGAGAATTGATTTCACTTCCACGCCGATAACGCGACCGTTCTCGTTAACCACGACGTCCATTGGCTCATGATCGTCAGTGCTCTTCCCTTGCAAAGCGTTTGCGACGACCTTCTCACTTCGTGCAGCGGCCTTCTGCGAGGATCGCGTCGAAGGAATATGCGTGGATTTCGCGCGTGCGATGCGGGCCGACTTGTGGGAGTCAGACGACGGGGCGCTGCCGCCGCCCTTCGTCCACTTACCATCGCTTCCGCGAGCCTGATCAGGGCTGTAGGCTGCTCGTAGCTGCTCGTCTTCGTCGAGCATCTGCGCGATCAACGCGCGGGTAGCATCGTCGATAGGATCACCCGGAGCAGATACAAGTTCTTCCGGTGTCACAGCCATTCCCTCGGCAACTGCACGGTGCCGCCTTTGGCGTGAATCTCATCAACCTCGACCTTGACTTGCTTGCGGTACTCAGCTTCCTCCGGCGAGTCCTTTGTGGACACGAGAACTCCGGACATCACCTCAAGGAGAATCCGCGATGCTGCTTCACCACTCACCATTGTCATTCACCTCTCGGTTAGATTTCGCCCGCACGCGGTGCGATGCCCTTGCCTCGTTCGAGGAACTTCTTCCATGCTTCCTGATCGTGAATCGTGATGTCGGATCCACGACCAGAAGCAATCTTCGCGGGCTTCGCGTTCACGCCCGGCGTCGAGGCGGAAGTGTCCCACAGCGTGAATTCGTCGAACAATCCGCGCGATACGGCCGCCGGGAAGACGCGTGCGACCTCTGCATGCACTGCGCGTAGGTGAGCAGCCGGAATGTAACGTCCGGTGCGGTCACCACGGTCACGCATGCGCTGATACGCGAGGTCGTAGTCAACGGTGACGTAGTCGGCGATCACCTTCTGGCCGCCCACCTTGTAACGAGCAACGTTCTGCGCGACCTTGTCAACGCTGGTGTCACCCGCGCCATCCACCATCAGGTTCATGCCCTCGCGCGAGGCCCGGTCGATCACCATCTTGGAAATCACGCTCGCTTCTTCGTGAGTGTAGTTGCCGAGATAGTTGTCAGCCTTCCGATTTTCAGCCTTCGCGCGAGCGAGTTCTTCGTCCCACTCCGGAAGATGAGTACGAATGATGTCGACGTCGATGTGAACCTGATCTTCCGGCAAGCTCAACTGCGACTGCATAACGCTTTTACCACTCGCGCCGCCGCCGCCCATCAGATGCGCGACCGGGGCATCCGACGGGGGTTTGTGACCGTAGAGCATCTTCTCGACGATGGCTTCGTGCAGTTCACGGCGTTCGGGAGTGATTGATCCGTCAGGCAGCGTGTGTTCCTGCAGCGTATCGAGCCCACGCGGCCTATCATGCGCTGCATCAGGATCGTTGCTGTGATCCACAGCCATCATCGTCGGGCCGCTGCGAGCCTTGGGGTACGCCGAAGACGGTCTGGCGAGAATCGCCGCGATTTCAGGGGTTTCGTTCTTTCCCTTGGTGAGATCTCCCGGCGTGCTTGCGGGCTTTGTGTTGATCTCGTCGGACGATGCGGATCCACCAACCTCACCGGGACGTCCCTTGTGCCCGAAGTTTCCGCTGCCGGGACCGCCCAAGGACCGCAGAGTGAGAATCTCACCATCGGGATACTCGACGCGAGCCCACACGGCGTCTTCGAGCGTGGTGACATTCAGATCAGCATCGAGGTAGGTGACGTCGCCCGTACGCCCAAGCACTGTCAGTTCGGCCATGTCTGCATCCTCTGCGGTCTTCGGTGCAAGCATCGAACGGTAGTAGTCCGTCCACGACGCGAGCGGTTTCTCAATCTGCGAGTAGTACTCGCCTCTGGATGGGTACGTCGGCGACGGGAGACCGGCCCGGTCCAAGACCCAGTTGCTGATGATCTTCGTCGTACGCCCCACCGCGTCTGCGAACGGATGCAGGCGTGAATCCAATTGGTGCTCGACCCAAGCAGCCGTGGCTACTGGATCGTTTTGCTGCATGCGGTTGTAGAATTCCTCGCCGAAATCCTTCAGGCCTTGCTCGATCTGATCGGGCGGCGTTTGCTTGTGCGGAGTCTCCCACGTGCGGAGTTGACTTTGACCCGGTTGCAGCATCCCCTCAGTCAGTTGCTTATTGACTTGAGTGATAAAGTCTTCGGCGTCCGTGGGGCTTGCGAGTGACTTCTTGTCAAACACCATTCGCAACGCTTTGCGCGCGTTCCGATCCGCAAGATCTCCAACGGCCTTTCCTTCGACGGCAAGCGCTGGCTTCTCAGTGACTGGTCCTGAATCCTTAAACTGACCGACGGTGCGTGACTGCGTTTGCAGCACTCCGAGCACCTGCGATTCGAATCGCGCAAAGTCACCGTCCGAAGATGATCCACCTACTTGGCCCGGTCGACCGGCGTGCCCGAAATTCCCCGAGCCGGGGCCGCCAAGGTCGCGAGCCTTACTTCGCATCTTTGCCCCGCCAGTGTCAATCACCTTTTGCGCGTTCTTGTCCGAAGCACCGATCACTCCGTAGTATTTCCGTTTCTCGATGCCCTTCAAGTAAGCGCGTCGGTCGTATCTCACTCCGAAGTACTTACCACCTTCGGGTTTGTCCCAAGTGGGATCCAGTACCTTGCCATCCTTCGTGACCGCCCACGCGTGCATAAATGACAAATCACCCGTACCAGCGCTCTGCGCGAAGCCCTCCGCAAAGTCCAGATCGAGATCAGGGCGACTCAGTACGAGAAGCGTAGCATTGCGATAGCACTGACCCATCGGGCCGCGTTCAACGTCTTCAGGCAGCGGCGCGGGAGTGAATTCCTCGCCGTAGGCAGCAACGTAGTCCTCGATGCCGAACAGCGGTGGACGGCCAAGAATCACCGGTGGATGCGCGAGTGGATTCGTCTGCTTGTCAGCAAGCTCCTGCTGCTTCAGCTTTTCCTGTTCGCGCTGAGCTTTCGGCGATAGCTTCGGTTCGGAAACGCCATCATCGGCTGATCCACCAACTTCACCGGGACGACCCTTGTGACCGAAGTTGCCGCTGCCCTTACCACCGAGTGCTTTGAACGCCTCGTGATCGACGAACACAGCGTTGATCCATCGCGGAGGGACGTCGCCTTCAAAGGCTGCGCTCATCTCTTCGTAGGATTGCTTCCAATCCACCGGGCCAGCGTCCTCGTCCGCATGAAGTTTATTCCACTCTGCCTTCGGTACCTGAAATTGCACAATGGCAAAGTCCTTCGCGGAACCCGGACTCATTTCTTCGGCGCGTTGAACCTCTAGCCGAGCGCGATCACGACTTGACCATCCATACACAGCTTTTCGTGCGCTCTCAAATCCCTGAAACTGATTCTTCGCGTGACGATCAAAACCGTTCTTACTGATGCTTTGAGCCGCATCGATATCAGTTACATGGTAAAGTTGAACGAAGCCTGAAGCGTAACTATCAGCCTTGATGTCACCGATGGGAGCCATCATATCGACGGGTACTGTGCTACGCTTGAAGGAACCGGTAGCACCGTCGGACGACGAGCCACCTACCTCACCGGGCCGACCCTTGTGACCGAAGTTCCCGCTGCCCTTGCCGCCGAGCGTGACCGGCTCATCGACGGGGATGACAAACGGAATGTAGAAGGTGCGAGCGGAAAGCGTACGAATCCACTTCGCGTCGTCGCCTTTCACTTCACCCTTCCAAATGCCGGTGATCCATTCAGGCTTGATATCGCCCTGAAACTGCCGATTGTTCGACTCCCGCACCGCGTACTCACCTTCGGTGGGGAAGTGCTCATCGTTCGTGACGCGGTCCTGCACGTCTTCAGGGATTGTCACTTCGAGAACAACCGGCTGCCCCTTGTCAAATGAGTAAGTGCCATCGGGGCCGCGCTTCCGAAACATGAACTCACGATCAACGGTCTGAATTGCCCATGCTTGCGCCTCTTCCATGTTCGTGGACATGTAGACATGACCGGGCTTGCTTTGATTCGGCCAAATCACTCCACTATAGGACGCGCGCAGTCCTTCCTTCAGAATGGAGTCAAGCTTCTTCTGCGATGTGCCGTGAAATGTCGTAGATCCACCGGATGCGGATCCACCGACTTCACCGGGCCTTCCGGCGTGTCCGAAGTTGCCGGAACCGGGACCACCAGCGAGCCGCAGATCGCTATCGAGCATAATCGCGGCAAGCTCGCTCCCCGTCCAAGTCAAGCGTTGAGGATTCACTAGAAGATTCTCCCGGTCACCTTGACTCTCGACCCGTTGCGAACCACTTTGTCAATCTTGTAGGTAACTCCGCGTTCGAGCACCGTCTCGTCCAGCCCACTCGGTACGACGGCACCGCGTCGGCCACTGACCTTCATCTCGAACACAACCTCTACGTTGCCGGTGTTCCCGCCCGTGGCGAAGTCAGTTGCGATCTTCTCGTTCGAGGTGACTGAAGAGAAGCCCTTCTCACCGAAGGAGTAACCCTTCCTGAGATTGTCAAGGATGTAAATCTGGTTCGGATCTTCGGGATCCAAACTCACTCCGCGATAGACCGTGCCATCGACGACGGGGCTTGCTGCGATCACTTCGTCCATCCGCTTGACGAGCGCTGAATCCTGCTTGCTGCGCGCGGCTGCGTTGATCGCGTAGTCGGAATCGGCGATCCACGCGTCGAGCGTCTCTTTCGCATGCGCGGGCATCTCGGCCGGGGCCGATCCACCGATCTCACCGGGGCGACCGGCATGGCCAAAGTTGCCACTGCCGGGGCCGCCAAGATCGCGGGCCTTGGGGATCTCAGCGACGATGCGAATCTCAACCCGCTTCGATCCGGTACGCATCAGCGCGTTAATCCGGTGATTACCATCGATAAGCAGGTACTGATCTCCGTACTTGATCGCCGATCCTACAGGGTCGTTCGCGCCACCGATAATGAAACGACCCATTGACTCAAGATCTCTCTTGTAACCCTCCACGATGCGAGTTGCAAGCGTAGCTTGCCGAGTGAGAATCTTGTCAACGGGCACCACCTTTGTGGGGCTGTTACCGCGACCAATCTCAGTCGTAACAGCCTTGTCCCATAGCGCGATGGCCTTTGCCGGAAGCGTCTTCGAGTGGTACTCCTTGATCAGCTTGTTATCAGCTTGCTCGCTTCCCTCAAGTTTCAAATCCGATGGGAGCAGTGGATTACGAACTGAGTCATTGAGCCAGTTCTCTTCCTGTCCACGCGGAGCATCGTAGCTGCCGGATTGCCAACCGGCCGATCCACCAACCTGACCGGGCCGACCCTTGTGACCGAAGTTACCGCTCCCCTTCCCGCCAAGCACCTCAAGATCGTCGTACTCGTCCGGAGACCCCGGTCTGCCAGCGTGTCCGAAGTTCCCGCTGCCGGGGCCGCCCGCCACGCGCATCCCGGCGACGGGTACGTCGGAATAGACGCGCACCTCGTGCAGGAAATCGTCCGAGCCGGAAGTCACCAGCGCACGATCCGGAATGCCACTCTTCGGCACGTGCAGCGTGCGGATGTTGTTCGGATCCAGATTCCGCAAATGCTCCTGCCGCCCGAAGAGCATCGGGTTTTTCAGCAGTGGATCCTTCGAGTTGCCGCGAATCTGCAGGTACATCTTGAATACGTCTTCGAGCAGCGAGGCCTTCTTCTGCTCTGAGTCGTACACCGGGGAAGTGATATTGACATCCCAATTCCTGCGCGCGTAGTTCACCGCGTCGTTCAGCGAGCCCTCTGCCATCCCGGCCTCTTGCTCGTCTTCTCGCGCGAAGCGGTCAAGACTCTCGATGGTGTGCTTCTGCTGCGCGATTTCGACGGCCCGACGAAGCTCGCGCTGAATCACCTTCGCGTCGGTCAGATCGGTGGTAAACGACACACCGTCTTCCTGCCCGCCACCAAGCCCCACGTCGGCGTTCTGTCCGCGCAGGTAGCCGGATGATTCGACGGCGGTTGCGTTCGTCGTGACGTGGTAAAGTGTGTCGGGAAGTTCGGCCTTGTCAAGTACGCGCCCGGTCACCATCATGCCGGGCTTGTCTTTCCACGTGTAGTAGTCCTTCTCGCCGTACCAACCCTTGTTCAGCTTCAGATCGTCACGAGTCTTGAAAATGCGGTTGCCCTCCGCAGCCAGTGCGGATCCACCAATCTCACCGGGACGACCCGCGTGACCGAAGTTCCCACTGCCCGGCCCGCCAAGCGACTTCGGTTCCGGATCATCGTCGTACTCATCCGGTTGCGGAATGTAGTCGTCGTCGCCGAGCAGTTCTTCAATCAGCCAGTCACTCATGATTCGAGTCCTGCGTAGTGACGCGCACGGCGAACAGCCGCAGAATCCTTCAAGTTTAGTTTCGCGTCGTAGCTTAGTCCCCTGAGTATCAATCGACCCTGCGGATCGTCAGCTATTCTCCACAATGCGCGTGAACCCTCCGCGGCAACTAGCAAACGAGATCTGTCAGACTCGGTAATCACGCCACCATCAGTCAGTAAGTTAATCCGTGTGCGCATCGAACGTGCAACAGCCTGTGGCTTTTCCGGAAGGAATCCTGCTCGTGCCCACGCGTAGGCACCGACGTCAACTGCATGCGTCTCAATCTGTGAAACCCCCATTTTATCGTAGGTTTCAAGAGCATTACGCATCATGAGCTTTGCGTGACCTTGATTTTGCATTGACTCAGGCAAGCTAAATGAGGAATGCACTACAAAAAGCTCGTTTTCGTCATCAATGGAAAACACTCGACTGAAAGATCCAGAAGGAGCGCTCTCATCTTCGGGAAAGATTCCAGTCCCTTCAATACTGAGTTCATTACGCCCAAACGGAGTTACCTCAATGAGCCACTTACCGGGAAAATTACGGGTCATTGACGTAATAGCGCTCTTGACGTTTTCCTCGCTCATATCGAGTTGTTCAAGTGTTTTTTCAATCGGCGTTGTAGCACTTGAAACAAACTCGATACTCACATCGGCTGAAGCGCTGCCGCCAACCTCACCGGGCCTTCCTGCGTGACCGAAGTTCCCACTGCCCGGCCCGCCGAGCGCCTTGAACTTGCGACCCTGCAGCTTCGCGAGCGTCTGGTGCGGTACGACGAACTCACTGCGGAAGCGCACCGCTTCGTACTTCGGCATAAGTTCGAGCGCGTGAGTGACAAAGCTCTTATCAGTCCACGCCTCGTAGAAGTCGTCCACCGCTTCAGGATCACCGGCCTTGAGCTTCTCGATGAACTCCGGGTTCCCCGGATCATTCGGATAAGCCAGCGTGGCCATGATCGTCATGAACTCACGCGCGTCGGATGAACCCTTGTCAAGATCGAGTAGCTTCTCGGTGGGCAAGTCAATCGCGTAGGTGTGCTCACCCCACTCGTTTGGAAATGACTTGAGGAAGTCAGAATCACCGAAATACGCCGAGAAGTTCGGCTTGTTATCCTCGAACACGTCGGGCGAATTGTGGTAGACGGTGATGGTTTCAGGCTGCTTCGGTTTCGGTGCGGCCTTCAGTGTGGCCTTCGGTGCGGCTTCCTTCGCACGCGCCGGCTTCGCAGCGGCCTTCTCACGCACGCGATAGCGCAGTGGAATGTTGCGAGCGCTTCCACCGTCAGACGACGAACCACCGACCTGACCGGGACGACCCTTGTGATTGAAGTTCCCTGAGCCAGGGCCGCCGAGCGCGCGCTTCTTCTGGAAGACGAATGGAAACTGCTCTCCGACTTCAACTGGCTGATCTAGCATCGCATCCAATGCACCAGCCCACCGAGTCTTTGGATGCAAGCCACCGTTCTTAGCGAGATGTGTGAAAATCTTTGAAAGATCATCAAAGACGCGAGCATTATCGTCTTCAGTCAGATCTTCCAAAGACTCCTCAAACGTTGCAGGATCGTATATCTCGATGTACCCGAATGGAGTGGAAGGTCGCGCACCCATGACGTATCCACGATAATAGTCGTCAAATCCTTCCACTTTCCCAGTCGCGTCTGAGTAAACACCAGAGTGTGTTTCGTCCATCGCATCGTTCGATCCGGGATCCTCAAAGACGCGGCCAAGAATCATCTTCCCATTTTCGGGGTTGATCATGATCCGATGCATCGCACCGGCCGGGATCGCCTGCATGTTGAATTTCTGCACGACGGACGCGCGCTCCTGCGGGAGACCGTTATCCGCAGCAGATCCACCGACCTCACCGGGCCGTCCTTTGTGGCCGAAATTGCCACTTCCCTTGCCGCCAAGCGCACGTTCACGTGCCGCAAGGAGCAGCAAGGCAATCCGGCCGCCGGGTACGACGGCGAGACTAGGCACGATTCACCACCACCTCAAGTGAGTCGTCGTTCGGGAAGAAGACCACCTTGCCGGATCCATCCGTCGCTTTCCAATGCATCTGGTACGAAGTGCTACGGGTGTAGCGTCCCGTCTGATGCACGAAATCACCAGCCGCAGGTGAAAATGTCACTTGGCCGGGATTCGCCACTTGATTGAGCTTTGTGACTTGGCCAGCTACGCTAATGAGGGTGCCATCCCCGCTCCGGAGGACTAATTCCACAGTATAGCTTGTAAGGTCAAGTGGAACTTCGTTCACTCGGAGAGTGAAAGGACCAAGCACCCCGGTCCAGCCTTCGACGACCTCAAACAGAACGCTCATGAGTTATTCCTCGAAGAGCACGTCATAGCGTGACTGATGGAAAAGCACATCGTAAACCGGATGCACATACACCACATCCCGGTATACGGGAAGCGCGAACAACAGCCCCGGAGCGAATACCTGACTTCCACTCCCGATCATCGGGCAACTCAGATTCGCCGACGCGATGACTGATGGTGCAAACAGCGAGGAACCACTCGGAATCTGCGGAAGATTTGCGTACTGAGTGGGCAGTCCTACGGTTGGAGCAAAGAGCGCCAAGCCACTCGCGAGCAACGGCTGCGTCAGCGTAAAGCTCGCAGTGACCGTTGGTGCATTCAACGCGGCCGTCGATGCAATGAACGGCTGCACCAAGGTTCCTGCTGCGGACAGGGCCGGAGGATACAGCGCTGCGGTGCTGGCAAGCAGCGGCTGCGTCAATGCTCCCGCAGCCACCACCGAAGGTGCGAATGTCTGAACCGCCGACGCGATGAACGGGCTGCTGATCGAGCGCTCCGCAGCTACCGCAGGCGCAAAGACCTGCAAACCAGTGGCAATCACCGGCTGCGTCACGACGGAGGCGGCCGTCACCGACGGGGCGTACAACTGCGACGTAGCTGCAATCGTCGGCTGCGTAATTGTTCCGGCCGATGCCACGGTCGGAGCGTACAACGTCGCCGTGCTTGACAAGAACGGCTGCGTCAACGCTCCTGCGGCCGATGCGGCAGGCGCAAACAACTGCGCGCCGGTGGCAATGACCGGAGGAGTCAGCAACGCGTGCGCGAGCACCGTGGGCGCGAACGTTTGCGCGCTGGTGGCGATCACGGGCTGCGTAAGAGCCCCATGCGCGGTAACGGACGGTGCGAACTGCTGCGCCGTAGAAGCCAAAAACGGGGCCGTCAGCGTAGTATCCGCAACGACCGTGGACGCGAAGGTCTGCAGAGCAGACGCGATATGCGGCTGCGTCAGCGCACCGGCTGCAGCTACGGATGGCGCAAAGAGCTGCTGCGTCGAACTGATGTGCGGTTGACTGACGGCTCCGGCCGCAGTCACCGTTGGCGCATAGGTCTGAGCGCCACTTGCAATGTGCGGTTGCGTCAGTACGCCCGCTGCCGCTACCGAAGGCGCAAACAGCTGCGTAGCCGATGACAAAAGCGGCTGCGTCAGGACCGCATGCGCGATCACCGACGGAGCGAACGTCTGCGAACCGGATGCGAGCGTCGGCTGCGTCAGCGCTGCATGCGCAACGATGGTCGAAGAGAAAAGCTGCAGCGTTGAAGCGATGTTTGGCTGCGCGAGCGTGCTTGCAGTGGAAACCGTGGGGCCAAACAGCTGCGATCCCGAACCAATGGTCGGCTGAGTGACTGACTGATCACCGGCGGGAGGTGCGTCGGCGGCCGGGCGGACGAGAAAGACGCGTGTACGACCCTGCGGGAGGTACAATCCCCATCGCGTCGTGGGGTCGTAGAGGCTTCGGATCTCAGCCGACGAGAGGGATCGCGTGTAGATGCGCGCGTCGACGACCTCGCCGTTGACAGGCGTTGCCGTTGATGCCCGTCCGATTTTCCAGTCGGTGTCGAGTGTTCGAGCAGAATGCGCGGCTGTGCGTGTCCACGACTTCAAACCGAGACTCGACGCACCGAGATACACCGTCGCATCGCTTGGCGTGATGACGACGGCCCACATCTGCAACTCGCCCACGGGAATCGTTAGGCCGGTGTCTCCGTTGTACTCGGCAGTCACTCCAGCCCACTGATACGTCAGCGGGTTTCCTGCTGCGCCGGACGCAAACATCCCGACGTATCCGATCGAGTTCTCGTACAGCGATCCGGAGTACGCCGCCACAGAAGACCGGGGGAACACCCATGTGACAAGCGTCACATTGGCGGTTGTCAGTGCGGGCACCGTCGCGACACGCTTGTCGTTCGTCGCAGACGTGCCATCGCACGACATTCCGAACCCGCCCGCGCTTGGTACTCGTCGAATCGACTCCGTCGTGTTGAATCGGGTTGTCCTCGTTCGCCAGATCTGCTCGTACGGAGCGACTTCTGGCGTCCCTGGCACCCACAGGTGCAGTCTCCTCGCCTGCGGACTCGACGGGTCGAGGATGATCGTATCAGGCCGCGTCAGCCAGTTGCCCATTTACCGCCCCCTCAGCAGCGCACCGGGGTACGCGACGGGAGCAGACATCACACGACGCGGTGGTGGCGTGTAAGGCCAGCGTTGCGCTGAATACAGCATGCCGACTTCGGTCGCAGTCAATGCGCGATTGGCCCAAAACTGCGCCGCGTAAACGAGGATCTCGCTGTTCTTCAGCGCGCCGAAACGAAGCACAGACGCGTTCGTGCCGATGGCCGCCGTCAGCGCCGAAGACCCATTCAGAACGCCGTTGATGTAGAGCTTAACGTTCTGCTGATCGTACGTGCCGACGAGGTGATAGGTGTTTCCTTCAACAGACGTGCCAGAAACCATTCCAGCGCGGGTGCCGTTGACGCTAAACACCCAATCCGATCCGTTGTATCCGCACCACAGACCGAACCCATCGGTGCTGTCCCACGCGGCGCGTTTCGAAAACACCAAGTATGGCGTGTTGGGATTGCGGATAAACTGCACCCAAAGCGCCAGGGTGATCGTGTTCCCGTGCGTCGCCGTCGCGTCTGACCAGTACGTGTCGTCTCCCGCATCAGACCGACAGTGCATGCCGACGCCAAGCGATCCAATCGCAACGTGCGGCCACGTCGTTGCACCGCTGCGCACCATCTTCGATCCGGGGAGCTGGTGATCGTAGAGCGTCGCGCCTCTCAACAACGGCCACGACTGGTCGGGTGTGACAAGTCCATTCGGACGCTCTGTCCAACCGCGACGCGCATTGATCGGCGCGGGCTTCACCGCGAGCCGTTCTCCCGGAGCGTAGACGGTCGGCACGATCACAGAGGATCGATTCACCGCAGGCGCGAGAAAATTCCACCGTGTTGAGGGGTGATACAACTCAAACATCTCACGCGCGGATAGTGCTCGATCCCAATACTGCATGAGAAAGTAGGCACCATCGTAGTTCTGCCCACCATTAGTTGGATTTGCCCCGAGACTTAGATATGCCCCCGCAGTGGACGTAGTGTTTAACGATACCGTTGTGGCGTTGAGCACACCATTAACAACACCCGAAACCACCGCACCGACGCGCCTGACGCACAGGTCCCACGTCTTTCCCGCAGTCATCCCTAGTGCAGCGGTCCAGGGCGCACCCACGCCTCCAGATCCATAGAGGCCGACGCCTGCGTAGGACGCATCGCCACCAGAACCGACAAACAAACTCAGTTCTCTTTCCTGCGAACTTGAGCCCTTATCGAATACCGCAGTGTAAGCACCGGGCCACCATGCAGGACGATGCACAATGCGAAGAGTGAATTCACCAGCAGCTAGATTTAGTGGAGTATACCAACGGATGTCGGCGCCTCCAGATACCGCCCACCCAAGGCCCCACTGACCATCACTTGCAAAAACCGTCGCGCCATTCAGTGTGACGCGATTAACTTTAGTAACAAGATCAACTGGTATTCCACCAATCACACAACCCCGCATCCCTTTAACGATAGGGTTGGATCGGTCAATATCGAGTGCCTCCATCGATCTTGATGACCATGGACGTATGAGACGAGAACGCCCACCAGGATGGCTATCTGGTCCGCTCTGCAACACCACCATCACGGCGGCGCTACGGCTTCCGCCGGACCCCGCTGTCTGACGCCACTCTCCACGAAATCCAGTAAGCGCAGCATCGCTCGTGTAGTGCATGAGCATGCAGTATTCGTCGAGTGCCTGATCCCCTAGATCCGTTGTGCGAGTGAAACCGTTCGAGGGAACCATCGTTCCTCGATCAACCGGATGCGCTCCAGCGACGAAGAACGAGCAACCGGGAGGTGTATTCACCCCCGATGACGACGCATAATGAATCTCAGCACCAACGCCGTTTTCGTATGTATATACCGCAAGTAGCGACGACGGTTCTGCCTCATACAGTGCCGCTTGGACTTGGTAGGAGCTCCCACTGACCTGCTGCAAACGGACGACGGTTGTTCCCCCAACGACATTCTTAGCGAGGAACACCCACGCCTGAAAGCCGTTCGAGGATTCCGTCTGCTGCGCGATTTCCTTCCACACGTTTCCCCGCGAGTCCACACCTCCATTGATCTCGAGGGGTCTCGAGCCGGAGATTTCTGACACCAACAGCACGAGCGTCGAACCTGCTCGCACATTCGTCAGCGTCAGATCGAGCGGCGAGGTTCCATACTGCTGCCCGCCGCTCTTCTGAATTACGCGAGGCCCAAACATGGCTTCTACGCCTGCGTGTGGACGGTCTGGTACTGGATGTAGTTATCGGTCGCGCTCGTTGTCAGAGCCTGACCGGTCTGGTTGTGCAGCCCGAGAATCACGTGCGTCGGCAGCACATAGCCGAACAACGCCGCCAGCGAGAACGGTCCCGCATACTGGAAGACGTTGTAGACCTGGAATGCCAGCGGCATCCCGAATCTCACATTCGGGTAGATGCTCAGATCCGACGAGAAGCTCGCCGTGGTAGCGTTCGCTGCCGCGCCACCTGAGAACGTCGTGCCGCCATCGACGGTACCTGCGGCAAACCAGCCGACGATCTTCGGATCGGCGACGGCACCGGCCGTGACCTTGCAGCGGATGAAGATCAGCACGTCCAGCAGCGTCTTGTCACTGAGCGTAAGAATCGGCCCCGTGCGCGCTGAACCATTCGCGAGCGCTGAGAAGTTCGCAGCTTCGTATGACTGAGCTGCGGTTCCCCAACCCTGTCCAAAGAGAGTCGGCATCGACGGGCTCCTTATCCGAGGTAATGCGGGAAGACCGACTGCATCGCCGATTCGATCTCGACGTCCGTCGTGGTCGATCCGTCAGACACCGCATCGAGCTTCGTGGCCAGCGACGGTTCGGACGCGATGGAGAACGAGAACTTCAACGCCCATCCCGACTTGTCGGCGAGAATCGCACGACAGAGATTCGTCTGCTGCTGCGTTGGCGTGCCATTGCCCAACGTGAAATGCACGTGGCGCGTCAGCGCCATCTGCACGCGCTGTTGAAAGGCAGCGGTGTTGGCTGCAGTGTACTTGTTTGCGTATCCTGCCATGTTAGTTCACTCCTGTTATGCCGGGCCGGACAACCGAGTGGGATAATCCGGACGAGGTTTGTATTCACCGCACCACCAGTTGCGGTCAATAGGTTGCGCGAACACCGCGATGGGCACGGGCTGCATGCCCTGTGGCGTGCTCATCGGCACCAGCGTAGTAACCGGCGGGTTTCGGCGACATTCCGCGTTCTGTCGGCTTGGATCAAACGCGGATTCCGCCACGAAAAACGCGCAGGAGTGACATGCGATCATGACTCACTCTGCCCGTCTGGTCGAATGATCCGGCCTTCATGGATGCGAGGAGCCATGTGCAACCACTGCGCCGGTGGCAATCCATCTTCGAAGTCACCGGCCAGTAGTTTGGGAGCCTTCAGGGTGACTTGAGTGGATTCGCCCAAGCCGCCCTTCATGAAGCGCTCGAACTCACTGCGAATGCGCTCGTGAAACTCCGTGTCAAGGACATCGCGACGATCCCACCACAGGGTAATCACGTAGCGCAGCGTGCCCGGCGAAGTGGCGCTCGCAACCTGCTCGACGTTCAACGCGGCCGAAGTGCCCTGCGTCAGGCGACGGAAGAATCGAGCCATGTTCAACTTGACCTGCTCGAAATCCGGAGCCAACCATGCCGCAGTGACTGCACGCACGTCGAACGCCCACCGAGCCCACGTCTGGTGTGCGGAATTGGGATCACTTACTCCGAAGGGCTTGTCCATGACCGCTCCCTTACAGCGCGAAGACGCCGGACGCGTGAACCGTGACGTTGATGTTGCCGCCGCCGGGAGTCACCGGGAAACCAGTCACGCCCGTGTCGAAGAAGCAGATCAGCCCGCGACCCGTGTCCGCGCCAGCCTGCCCGTGGTTGTAGTAGATCAGCGCTTCGGACTGATCGCCAGTCACCAAAGTGAACGCGTAGTCGGCATGGTCAAACACGCCGTCCGTGATGGTCGGCGATCCGACGGCCGCACCCAAGGTCGCCACTCGCGCGGGCGCGGTAACGTCATCGACGAAGTCGTGGGCCGCGCTGTAGGTGTAATCGGCCAGATCGGCCAGAATCACCCGGATGTCGTCGGTGTTGAGATCGTGCAGCTTGTCGAGCAGTGACTGCTTGAACTTCGGGTAAAGAGCATTCGCCATTTCACATCTCCTCGCGCCGAAGCATCTCGGCGACAACTTCCATGTTTCCGGCCGCAATTGCGTCCGAGAGCACTTGCACCGTTTCGCTGTCTTCGTCGATCAAGCTCGCCATTGCAGCCCGAAGCCCAAGGTCCACCACCACGTCGTCGCCTTCCTTCGGGCTGAACACGAGCGACGAAGTTTCGAACCCAAGACCCTCAAACGTCTTCATCCCGGCGTACCGCTCGCCGACGCCGGGCTGCACGTAGGCAATCGTGGCGTGCGGTTGGTAATCCGGATACCCGTTCGTGTAGGGCAGTTCCGCGCGCAAGCGCTCGTTGAGAGTCACAAGATCGGGGCTCTCAACGCGCACAACGATCACGTCGTAACCATCGCCCTCGAAATAATCCAACTCACCAAGTCGCACGCGCACGGGGCCGGGCACGTCATCGAGCACCTTGTAAATGTCGGCGGCGCTCTGAGTGTGCAGCCCGTAAAGTACCGTCACGTGCGGAGTGGTTTCGCGGCCGTGATCGACAAGTTCGATGTCGGGAATGGCTTCACCGAAGCTCAACATGCGCGATGCGATGCTTGGCGGCATGTTGACTTGCATCGAAGAATACTTGTAACCCTCAGCATCCTTCAGTTCTTCGGCCTTTTTCGCGGGTTTCTTCGTGATCGAGATCGAGAGCTTCTTCCCGATCATTCGCATCGTGGCCTTCCGGCCGTCCTTGTTGACGAACTGACCCTCAATGGGCTTCTCGTTCTTATCAACTGCAGGAGTGAATCCCTTGGCCTTCAGACTGAGTTGCAACTTCCGCATCGTGGAAGCCGCTGCCATTTCGTCTTTGTGCTCAAGTTCGGCTTTCACTTGCTGCTTGGACTTTTTCAGCGATCCGCCGCCCTTGCGTACGACGGCGGCAACGGCTGGCATGTAGCGATCCACCTGCGCCTGCTGTCGAGCGTCCAGTGCTGGCGGCTGGCCGGGCGTCATGTGCCCAACGACGCCGGATCCGGGGCCGCCGAGCCACCGACCATCGACCTTCATGGAAAAGGCCGGAAATTCAGCATCAGCAGGCTCCTGCGCGGCTTTAGGTTCGGGCGTTGATTCAGGATCGGCGTCAGCTTCCTCTTCAGGGTCGTCGTCCATCAACGCATCGACGAGGCCGTCCGTATCGATGTCTTCGGGATCGCCACTCGGCGGCGCACCGGGCGCGGTAGGTGCTGCGGGAGCAGGCGGGGCCATCAACTGGCGCAATTCCGCTTCCCGTTCCAACTGCTCCTCGGTGAGCGGTCCCATGCCGTACCACTTGTCGCGAACCTCGTCGACCGTAAACGTCGGCACTGGGCCAGCATTCATGCTGAACCACTTCGACGCCCCATCGGCTTTTTCTTGTTCGGTAAGCGTCTGAATGTGGGGCCATACGACGGTGTAGGCGTCGGCACCCTTCTTCGGAGTGGGCAGATAACCGTAGGCGATCAGACGATCCGCGAGCGGACGCACGATGTACGGCCCGGCGTAATTGTCCTGCCGCCCGTTGATCTGGTCCTTCCAATTGTCCCGGTCCTGCGAACTGGCCAGTTCGCCCATCTCACTGCCAGTGAGAATGCGCTTCGGGATGCTCGTGGTGCCCGCGATCTGAGTCAGGATCGCATCGGCCGGATTCGCGAAGTCCGCGACGTCGCTGCCGAGCATCTTGACTTCCATGCCGCGCGTCTTCAGCACGCGACTGACCTTGTGCATGTACTCGTCGACTTCGTCCTTCAACTTCGTCGAGGCTTCGGTGTCGAGATCCACTTCCTTATCGAGATTCAGGTTCATGCCCTGATTCGCGCGCTGGAAGAAGGCCTCTGCGCCGCCGCCGGTCACCTTCCGCAAGTCAATCAGCAGGTTCCAGACGGCTTCCAGAGTGGGCGTGCCGAACAACTCGTTGTCAACGCACCCCTCCGCAATGTGAATGATGCGACTCCAGTGCACCGGCTTGTTGAACGCCGGGTTACTCACATCAATACGACGGAGGTTGTACGCCTTCGGCAGACCGAAGCGCGGATTGGTGGGATCGAGTTCAAGGCTCTCGATGGTTGCGTCCGCGAACTCGAGATTGTTGACCGAAGCCGAGGTCGGTGAAATCGGACTACCACCACCGGGAAACGGCGTGAAATACAGTAGTTTTTCGGGCTTGCCCTTCGGCAACTCGGTGCTCAAGTCGCCGGGCGCACCGATCAACAGCACTGAGTAGTGACTCAGCCCGGCGAGGATATCCACTCGCCGAAACACCGACTGCAACTTGAACTTCTTGTCAAGATCGGCCCAAGCCTGCTCGAACGGCGTGTACTCGGGGTTGTCCTCTTCCTCGATCAGCTCCATGCTTCCGCGCCAAGTGGCCATCGGGAAGGCATGCACGATGCGCTTGGCAATGCCGCCACGCGCGTACTCGTCTCGGTACTGCTTAAGGGTGATATCGCGGTCGTATCCGAAGATCTCGTACTCGTCACGCAGCCCTCCGAACGTGATTCCAGCCTGCCTCGCGAACTTGAATCGTTCGACGAGAGCCGAAGTCAACGTGCGGAGCATGCCTTGCCGTGAAAAGTCCAAGACGTTTCCTACCTGCCCCATGTGCCTTCCCTCGTAGCCCTGCGCAGGCGCTCGACGGCGTATCGGAGTGAGTCAATGACGTGGTTCTTCGCGTCTTGCAAGACGTTCGTGACCATGCCAGTGAGCCGATCCACCTTGTAGGAATACATCGTGAGTTCGTCGATGGTATGCACGCAACGCGGATGCACCACGATGTCGTAGCCCTGAAGGAAGATCACACCCTCTTTCACGCTGTCTTTTCCCTTGAGTGAACTCTCCATGCGCGGGTAGCCGTGACGCTTCATGTAAGAAATCGTCTCGGGCCGTGCGTTATCCGCCGTGATCACCAACTGGCGCGCGTTCGGCACCGCATCGAAAAGCTTCGGTAAATCGTCGATTTCTACGCCGACTCTATAGGCCTCGTAGTCGATATACAGGGTCTTCTTATCGTGAGCCAAAAAGCACCGCACGAGCACCGCAGGATCAACGGCAAAACCCCAGTCAGCGCCGCAGTAGAGAATCGCGTTCTCGGGAGTCTCGAACTCCTCGATGCGCCAGTTCTTAAACACGCGGCTTTCACTGTTCTTCTCGTAACCCCCGCCCCATACGTGCGCGTACTTGTCTGGATCGCGTGCGCGATCCCATTCCATTTCAGTTTGCAGAACGTCGGGGAAAAACGGGTTATCGCGCCAAGATACGTGTCGAACAATCGAGTTCGGAGGCGGCGGATCCCCGCGCAGGAAGGCATCGACGGGATCAGTCGCGTTACGCGGGTTCCACGTGAACCAGATCTCGGAGTTCTCTTCGCGAATCGTGGGCCTCAGTAAGTCAAGTGAGCGCTGCGACAGTGACTGCGCCTCTTCGACCCAAGCGATCTTGTAAGCTTCAAGTGACTTGATGCTTTCCGCGTTGTGAGATTGCATACCTTGGAAAATGATGATCCCGTCGCCGGGCGTCTCAATGTGCGTATCGAGCACCCGAAAGGCGTATCCAAGGCCGAAATCTTTGATCTTATCTTCGAGCAGCCGTTTCACTGACTGCTTGAGTGAAAGCTGAAATTCGCGAATGCACACAGCGCGAGTGCCGGGATCCATGTAGCTCTTTTCGATGAGCATCTCGGCAAACCCGTGCGACTTGCCCGAACCGCGACCACCGTACGCACCCTTGTAGCGCGCAGGCTCTAAGAAAGGGAGAAAGGCCCGTGGAGTCTTGATGCGAAGATCACGAGTGGCTGTCGTCGTGCTTGGCATCGACAATCTCTCGAATGATCTTCGTTACGATGGGCTCGCCGTCCTTGCCAGTCACTTCGACGCGGTCTGAAAACGCCGTGATGCCGACGTGGCGGCCCATCAACTTCAACGGAGTGGGCTTGTCCCACAACCGAATCTCGACGTCGTAGTCCTTACCGGTGATCTCGCCGTCTTTGCCGTAGTGAACGCGCGTCTTCTTTTTGATGGACTGGATCGCGGCCATCGCATTCGACGGGGCACCGGGCTGCAGTTGCACTTGGCCCTCGTCATCGATGTAGTAGTGATCGACGGAGGAGGTCGCGAGCGCAGCCATCTCGGCGATCACTGTGTCTTGCGTCATCCCGATGCGGGCAGCGCGATCTTCCAGAGCTTTATTTATAGCACCCTTGATAATGGGGTTTTTCAGCAGAAGGTGACCGAGAAGGCCCGCACTCGCGGGAACAGAGCTGTAACCCGCCCGAATCGCGGCCTTTGTGGCATTGAGGTCGACGGGGTATTCACGGATAAAAGCTCTCTGACGAGGAGTCAGGCTCGCCACGGCGATATCAGCCTCAAGCGCAGCAATCTCACTCTGCAAACGAGTGAGTTCTTCTTCCGTTGCTGCTTCCGGCTCCGTTACCCGATCCACTGAATCTTTCTCAGACATCGCGCCTCCATGATCGAACTCACTCGGATCTAAGTCAACCGTTGTAAACAGCCCGGCTGCCCGGCCCGGTCCTTGCATTCGGGCCGACCGCTAACGACGCGAACGGGACCGCGAACGCCCTAAGTCTTTGACCCCTTTCACTTGTTAGCAATGTTAGCGATGTTAGCTCTAAGTTCTAAGATAAAGGGAGGGGCTAACTGGCCACCGGCACACGTCGTCGTGATTCACGCGCTTATCACTGCTCACTTCGTACCTCCGCGTTCTAGTGTGCGAACCCCCGCTAACGTGGCTAACATCGCTAACACGGCCACATTTTGCAAAAAGTGAAAGCCCCGACCGCTAACAAGACCGCGAACCGCTAACAAAAACCGGCCTTACGGTCGAGCCTGTTAGCGATGTTAGCGGTCTTTTCCGTTAGGGCAGGAGCCCGGAAACAGGCTCGATCACCGCACCATGTATGGCCCGGTGCAAAGGGAGGGGCGAAAGGAGGCGAAGCCCACATCGGGAGTGAAATCTAAGGAGTGAAACCGCGATCTTTCTGCGGCCAGAGTGGCAGCAGCCCGCCCCTCCGTCGTTCACTGGCTGGCTTGTTGAGCCAACCCACATCGCCGGACCAAGTCACAATGAACTCTTCACCGTTCGAAAGTTTCACTTCGCGCTGCGTCACGCTCAAAGTGACTTCCGCTTGCGTCGTTTCTGCTGCGCTTTCCGGCTCCGGATTTCGCACCGCTTCTTCCTTCCGCAGCCTCACGAGCCTCCGCAGTTCACGGTCCCTCGCGCACCGCGCGCAGTACCGATGTCGCGGTCCCTTGCGAACCATCTCAGCGTGGCAGTTCTCGCAATGAATCACGCCCATCTTCCGTCCTTCCGATAGAGGCTCGTTCACAAAACGTGGCCAGCCGTACATCAGAGCCTTCCTGCGGGGGCACCTTCGTGCCGCGCCAACACGTCGCAGTTACAGTCACCGCTGTGCGTCCAGCATTGCTCACCGGAGCAGAACGGGCATTCGGACGACGGGCAGGGATAGCCCGCGACCGTGCGCTGCTTCGTCCCCTCCTGCGCGGGGGTGGGGTGGGCCTGCTCACGAGCCGCCCGCACGATATTGCCAACCATGAGACGAGGGGAGGTCGGGTCCATCGCCCATGTCAACGGGTGATAGTCCGCCACGGCTGCGATCCACTCGCGCACCACCGCCTGCGCGGCCTGTAGCTCTGCACGGAGGGTGGCGTTTTCAGCCTTGGCTTGCCGCAACGGATGCGACTCGCACACGAGGATATGCGCCTTCTTAGGCTCGTCTGCCGCTTCCTGATCGTGCGGATCGTGGGTGAACTCCTGCCCACAGTAGATGCACCGCGACGTGGATGCCCACTTGACCCACCCATCAAGGGCCGTGCGCGCCTCATCCCGCTCCGCACGGGCCTGCGCCACCTCGGCGCGGAGAGAATCTCGCTCGTCAAGTAGCACGCGAGCAGGCTCCATTAGATCGCCGACCTTCGTCACAGCGGAGGTCAACGCAGTCGATGCCCCGCACACCTCGACTGCCTGACACGCATCGTGGATTCCGCGCAGAAGCGGGTGACGGTTGAGGCTGATGCGTGCCATCCAGTCATTCATGGTGCATCTCCTTTGCGACGCCTGTCCCGCCGCAGTATTCGCATGCTGCCGACACGCAACAGGGAACCAGCGCTTCTGTATGAGCGCTTTCCAGTTCTATGATGCGCTGCCCTCGATACACGAGTTCTTGTGCTAGATCGCGCATGTCGCTGATCTGCGGATGTTCAGCTAGCATCAACATCTCGTCCCGCTCACTCCGCAACTGCGCCACTTCGGCCTGTGCCTGCTCGGCCCGCTGCCTCCAGTCATTCCGGTCGGAGCGCATCCCGTCGTACCGCAGCCGCTCATGCGCCACTTCGGCCCTGGCGGCATCGCGTTCGGCCCGCATCTCCACATGGGCCGTCACCTCCCGATCCGCCATCCGTCGCAACTGGTCCACCCGCACCATCAGCGCATCCCGCTCCCGCTCGGCCTGCTCCGCACGGGCCACGGCCCTGCGCTTGTCCTCTAATAGATCCCGGTAGTTATCTTTGAGGATGTTGTAGCTAGCGTTTGTCTGCTCCGCACGGGCCACGGCAGCCTTGTGCAACGCGGCCCACTCATGACAGGCACCAGTAGCCTCGTCTAACGCGGTCTGTTGCGCCCGCACCGTCTCGCACAGGGCGAGGATGGCCTTGTAGCGTTCGCACCGTGGGCAATTGCCGCAGCCTGCCATCTGCTCCCGCGCCCACTGCTCCAGCGCGGTGAGGTCAGGGGTTGGCGGGGTCATGACTGCACCTCTCGTGCGCGCCTACGCTCTGACCGTTCGTGGGCAATGCCGTCAAGGATAATCTCGTTGAGCCTATCCATGTGTTCGTGCATGACTTCCTCCCCATCCACAATGGTCCGCACGAACTCATAGATGTTGTGGCCGCACTGCTGGTAGAGGGCCAACAGGCTACGTGTGCGCTTCTCGCGGTCCATCACTCTCCCTCCCCCCTGCCCACGCCCAACGCGGCCTGTCGGGCGCAGTCGGGGGCGTGGTCTTCCTGTCGTGTCTGCCAGCACCACGGGCACGCATCTGACTCGCGGTCTGGTGCCGCTTCCCATTCAGGCACCCACTCCACCTGGGCCAGCGCGGCCCGCAGGGTGGCGATGGTGGCCTCGGCCTGCTCGGCGCGACGGATGAGAATGTCTCGCTCTGTCGCCCATGTCACCAAGCCTCGGTCCTCAATAGCCTGCAATACCGATTCGGCTTGTCGTTCTGAGATGTCTTGCATCCTCGCCTCCACCTGCGCGATCTCTGCTCGCGTGGCACGCGCCTGCCACTCATCCCGCTCCGCACGGGCCTGCGCCACCTCGGC